TTCCAGCTTGTACGCGGTATATACCGGTATGCCGTGATGTTCATCGTCCTCGCCTTCCTCCTCGACATAGACCGTGTGGGGCAGCAAGCCCTCCGGCATTTTTGGAATGGTCCTAAGATTGGCGATAATCTCCTGTTCCAGTTCTTTCTGTCTTTCCTGTAATTTCATTTTCTGTCAGTATTTAATTGGATTTTGCCTTCTTTGAATAACTTCTGTTTGTAGCACCGGTATTCACGGATAATTTCAGTGTGCTTTTTTCGGTCAGGCTTGTACAGCCCCTTCGCCTTGCGCTTGTTCAGCAGCTCCCTGTTACACTTCTCCCTTTCGGGATTCACGATGAACGTAATCAGGCGGCGGCTTACACCGTACTCGCGTGCCAGCTGGCGCTGACTGACATCTTCCGTCCTGTAACGGTGGAAAATCTCTGCCCGCTGTTCGAGTGTCAGTTTTTGCCTGCGGTCATACCGTGTCCCGCAAATGGTTATTCCCGTGCTTCTGTATGGCATGGCTGTATCTGTTTATCGTTTGCATTCCATGAATAAAAGTCGTAATAGCCTGATTTTTTTTACAGTTCATATCTATTTGATTTTGATTTAATTCTTGACCAAACAGCATTTCCGTTGTATATCAACTCATTTACGCTGAATTGCCCGTTAGTGTACAGAGGAGTACTTCCAAACGCATCTATATTTCCGTCCATTTTCTTATTACCACAGATGTATATTTGAATTTTACCGGACTTCTTCGCCTCTTTAAGTAAAGCGGAAACACTTTCATCATTAACGCAGTGCCTACATTTTCCGTTTATCCATACAGATATGGAAGTTACTTCTTTTTCATAAGTACATCCCATTCCATCGGAGGCATGTGCTACTAAAACATCTTTATTCATTACTAAATTATTTATATCTTTTTCTTTCATGTCATTTGAGAGTTTCTTGTCACAAGCAAGTTATCGTTGGTTCTGAGTCAATGTCAATTTCAATCGAAGCGTACTTTATAGGGAAGTAATATTCAACACCCTTACCATTAGCCATATAATAGTGGAGATTTCCCTCTTTTATCCAACACTCACGTACCGGAGAGTTATTAATACTTACTATCCTGTTGAGATTGATTTTTACCTTTTCTTTCTTGTCCTGAACGGCCAACTTAGTTTCTTCATTTTCGCCTTCGATTGCATCTTGAATTTGTGTGTCAAGGCCAATCGGCGGTAATGTGATTTTTGTAGTTTGTATTTTCATTCTTAATTCTTTTGTTGTGTATTAATCGATAGATGCAACCATTCGGGCAAATAGGATTGGGAATAATCTGTTTCTCCATGATTAAATTCATTCCTGTTTTTAATACTTCTGATTCCATGCTTTATCTCCTTTTTGTTCGTATTTAAACTAAAACATTGATATATCGGCAGGCCATTTTTCCACGTCCGTATCTATAAGCATATGCGTGTATTTATCCGACGGGTATTTCTTTTGTGCCTTAAAAGTCGCTTCGATATAATTTTCCGCTTCTACAATAAAGTGTGGCATCTCATCTATATAATCTCTATAAGTATCTCCGTCCTTGTCGGTTATCCACTTATATTTAAAAATCTCAAAGGTATAATGTGCCATTCATTTCTATGTATTAGTGAACTTATACTGTTGAGAATATTCCCAACAGATCTTCGGCGGTCAGGGGACGGAGGGAAACGGCGTTGAATTCCTGGACGTCGTCCTCGTGTATATCCCGCATCCCTACGGTCGGATTCTCGCTACTCGGCCGTAAGTATATGACTTCAAGCAGCATTTCCTTACGGTAATCCGCTGGTCCGTCTCCAAAACTTCGGCGTATCGAACCGACCGCCTCGTCCGTCAGGCGTACGAAATCCCCGGTGCGGAATGATGGTGCCGAACTCGTGACGGGAGCCGGTATCTGCCGGTCCCTATGTCCTTCCAGGTCTTCCACAGCCATTGCGTAGGCCCTATATTCCGCTTCAGTCCCGAATTGCCTGGTTATCACGTGACCGCCGGAGTCGGCGGTATTCTCTTCCGGCGGGATGATCCCGGTTTTCTTGTATATGCTTACGGTGTCCTTACCGGGCAAAAGTGTCACTGTTATCATGATCGTGGCAATCGTTTTTTATGACAAGTGAAAATCCATATCCTTTTCCTCGAAATCGGTCAGGTGTTCTTTATTGTATTCCTCTATGACCGTTGCGGGAATATATGTTTCACCGCTTATCTCGAACTTTCCCCGCGCCAACAGCTGCGCGAGCGTATCCACATGACCTTCCAGTATTTTTTCGATTTCCTCACGCTTGCCTGTTACCGTGGTACCAAGGCGCATCCATACCGACTCTTCACACTGGGTGTCCGTATCTTCCGGTTTGTCCTCATGACGTATGATATGGTAATCGCTCCAGCCGTCACCGTCATTCAACCCGGCGACATAGGCGTTATATTCTTCAAGAGTTTTGAACTCTTTCTCGTCCACGACACCCCCGTTGTCCATCAGCCATTCCTCGGAAGGCAGTTCCTTGCTCTCGTCATATTTTCTTACGGCATCCTCGCCAAAAATCATGGTTATCTTTATCATATGTCTTTTTGTTTTGAATGGTTTATTTGTATAATCTTTCTTTTCTACGCTCTTTCAGGGTATTCCGGAGATATTTCATGAGCTTTCCGCAAGGACACAGGGCATGTTCCCGCTGGCGGGCATAGCTCAGGTCACCGTTGGAGAGAATCATGCCTTCGGCATTGAGACAGAGATCGCCATAAACGTAGTTCTCCTCCGTAAGGTAAATCCTATGAATGGGATTCGGATGTCCCTCCGTACTGCGACCTTCCCGGAAAAGGAAGCTCCGTTCGGCCTGTCCCCTGACTCCGAAAAAGGGATACGGGGAAAGTGCCGCAAGTGTGGCAGCATGCTCCGCCGGATCATGGAAGCGGTCGTCGCTCATTTCGAGCATGTGGCCGGAGTCCTGCTCCTTTTCCTCCTGGTACTCGTACAGCGCGGCGCAGGCTTCTATGAATTCCCCGGAACGGGAGGTAGCCGCTCCGTTGGTCACGATATAGAAATCATTGACTGTAATGCCGTATGCACGTACCCGTCCGAGTATATGACGGATAGCCCGGACGTTAAGCGACGGCTCGCCACCCGTGATGTTGAAATGGTGGACATGCCTGACATGCCGCAGCAAGTCGCTTATATGTCTCAAGGGAATATCCACGGACTCGGCATCTCCCCGCATGCAATGGGCGCAGCGCATGTTGCAGCACCGGGTAATTTCGATACAGAGATTCTTGATATAGAGTTCTTTCATGTTCATCGATCGTAAGTTGTTTCATGACATGTCTTACAGATGCCCGAGCAAGTCACAGAATGCCTCAAAGAGTGCTCCGGTGTGCAAATCCTTGGCCGGAACCTTACGGATATCCCCGCTTTCGTAATCCAGTTCGGCATACAATTCCCCGTTGTCCACCGTAAAACCGTAAACACAGCAGGGATCCTGGTCCTCGTCGCAAACCAGCACGGAATACCTCTCGACGGAAAACTCCCCGTCATCGAAACAGGAGACGATTTTCCGCATCAGCTCCAACATGTCTTTTTCCAGCATGCGGTAATGTTCTCCCAGTTTGTCAAGCTGCAACCGGTCTTCTTCCGATATCGGACAGGTAATCTTCACGTGTTCCGACAGTAACTCGAAAGTCTCCTTTCCGTTACCTATTTTCACGATATTTTTGGCGTAATCTACGGCAAGCACATCGTACTCGCCGGATTTTTCTCGGGCGGGATCGTCCCACCACACTTTTTGTCCTTTTTTGATGGTCGTTGTCATTTGATATTCTATTATTCTTGTTCCTGAAATGAATTCCTTACAGGATTTCAAGTTCGGCTGCGTAGACTTCCGCCTCACTTACCCCGTCACCGATCAGGATGATGCGGTCGTCGAATTCCTCCAGAGCTTCCAAATCTTCGTCTGTGAGGTCCGCATATCTCTCTTCAAAGGCATCATAGACCTTGTATTCCCCGAAAGTTTCACCGGCAGGGTCATTCCAGAAGACTTTTTGTCCTTTTTCAAATTTTCTCATTGCCCCGGTATTTCAATCAAAGTAAACGGGATCCCATTCCGTCCAGTAACACTCTCCGTCCGCTTCGTCCGCGTGGCTCAGGTCTTCGTCCATCTGAGCCTTGTCCCCGTGGTAAAGGGCGAGCGCGCACTCGTCGGAACAGGCGAATTCCCCGCCCAGATAATATCCTTCTTTCATGGGTTTCCCGCAATGGTCGCAGCGGCGGACATTCTCATCGTCAGGTTCAGGTGTTGTCGCCACAATCCCGTCCGCCGTTTCCGCAGCGTTTCCAGGTCCGCGTAGGGCCGGTTCCATAGCTGTAATTTCATCTTTGCCCTGTCCCTTCCGGAAATCAAGGCTGCCTTCATAATGGCCTGCAAGTATTGTCCTTTGGTTATCTTTGTTCATAGTTCTGAATTTTTGCCCGTTTTACAATTCTCATATTGTCATAGCCGGTCTGCCTCAATTCATCCAGCAGGCCGGCATATTCCTTTTCCGTTGCCGGTTTGGTCGTGGCGGCGACATGGCTGTAATCTGCCGCGCCATGCTGGCCGACGTGCATGTAGGAGGTTGCCTCACCCCGCCGTCCGCTCCACGGTATGTCCGGGAACAGGGCGATGACCTGTCCGTCGGGATAGCGTCTAAAGACCATCCTCGTCATTTCGTCCGCAGATTTCCGTGTCGATTTCATAATCCCCGTATTTTTTGAATTCGTAATCTATTTCGCTGATGATTTCGTCAACCTCTTCGTCAGTTATTTCATCGACTTTCGGGTTGTCGATATCAAGCCGTACAGTCAGGTAAATGGTTCTTGTTGCCATTGTATCGTATATTATTAGTGTAACAAAGCCGGCCTATGACAGGCCGACGGTATATTTCTCTATCAGCCGTTTCCGGTACGCCTTGTCCTTTCCGGCGGCAAGGCTTACCAGCTTGCGGATATTCCGGTTGGCTTTTTCCGCCACCTGTTCTACTGTCGGTCCGGGAATCATGAAATCACGACATCCGGTACCGCAATACCGCTGCTTCCCCTTGACCGTCCTGCCACAGGCCGGACATCGACGCTTGCCGTCACGTTCCAGTACTTCCAGAATATTGGTATGAATGCCTTCCCACCATTCAATACGGTCTATGTCATAATCGTAGACGGTTATCGTGTTCCCGAAACTACGGGCTTCGACCTCAACGGCAATGCCCTCATCTTCAAGGCAAACCTTCAATACCGGGTCTTCGTTAGGCTCACAGTGCCTGTCATACCAGATGATATAGGTGGGATCCTCCAGTTCGCCGGGTTCTCCCAGACAGAGTTCCGTAAGGCGGTTGCTCGTCAGGATATTGCGGATTGCAGTCTGTAAATTTTCAATGCTGTTCATCGATGCTTGGTTTTATGGTTATTCATTCGATTGTCAATTCATTTGGGAGGCGTAGCCGATAAACTGAAAGATATCGGCATACTGCTCACTGTATATGTAAAAACCGCTCCGTTTCTCACCGGTTTCTGCATCTATTCCGTCGGCATGAAGGTATTGCCCGTTTGTCAGGTATACGTCGGTGAGTTTAATACGGGGCGTGTCGTGCTTCCCGTACAGGGTTGTCGTGACAGGGAAGTTGTTGTCATCGAGTTCCTCCTCTTCCGTGAGGCCGAGCGATACGCGGCCGTATCGTTTTAGAAATTCGAGCATGAATTTCAGCATGGCCTGCCCGGCCTCGTGCAGCCGTTCGTCGATAAAGGCGTACTGGACGGCGAACAGGTGCAGCTCGTCGGCACTCATTTTGTCCGGGGCCTTACCCGGCTCCGCATTGTCTTTCTGTATTTTATCCATATCTGTCATGTTATTGGTTTCATGTTTCCAGCAGGGTAAAGGAGACGGTCAGTATCACTTTCCCGTCACCCAGGCTGAAGACTTCCAGGCAGTCGTTCCGGATAGTCCTTTTCAGGATATTGCCCCGGTATCGGGAATTGCGTACCTTGAAGGTAAAATCATCAATGAACGAGCTGATGCAATGAAGCACGTGGTCGAATTCTTCCTTGCCGTACCGTTCCGTTTCAGGGAAGACGCCTTTCAGATGCGCCCGCAGGCCCAATATATAGCTTGGGGTCTTGTTCGTGATCTTCCCCGAGTATGTAATTCTGTATTTCCTGTCCATGATGTACCGTTCCATTTAACCGTTATCGTCATACCAGCCCCCGATATCATCGAAATAGCCGTTCGAGTCCCATTCTTCCAGCAAGGTGGTCGGATACGTCCATTCAAGGCTGTAAAACAGATCCTGGCACACCTCTTCATTACCCTTGCACAGGGCGAGCAGTGAGTTATGCGTGAAACAGCCGTTACTGCTCTCCGGTACACGCCAGCCCTCATGGTCTTCTGCCGCGTATTCAGGTATATAGCACACTTCATCGGGGCGGTAGAGAAAGGCATCCTCGTTCTTGTAGATGTTTCCTTCCCCTCCGTATTCCAGTTCATAGAATACACCTTCCGGCGTTTCTATCCTTTTGCCAATTTCTATCATAGCGTTATCGTTTCGTGGGTATATATAATCACCATCCGGGAGGACAGCACCTTGTCGCGTACCGTGGGGTTGGCGATTGCCCAATCGGAATGGAAGCGCATGTCCGGAATGGATGCGGTGTCCACAATATCGCCCTCGTTTTCCAGATGGAGGTAATCCGGCTGATACAGGTCGCAAAGATATTTACCGTCCGTGTCGCTGACGGCGTATATCCTGCCGTCGAGTGCAGCCGCCATTTCCTCCTCGCTGCGGTAGACCAGCAGGTATTTACAGCCGGCCTTCATCTCTTCCGCAATCCGCTTATGCAGCTCTTCGGGGGATAATTCACGCAGTCTCGACACGACCGCCCCGATACTTTCCACGGCATCGTAGCTGTCCAGGGCATCATGGCAGGTCGTTTCAAACTCCTCTTTCGGGTGACCCGCAAAATTGATGGTACGGACTTCCTGCCCGTGCCCGCCGAGCAGGTAAAAGGGCGTGCCGTCCCATTGTTCCTTTCTGACAGAGAGCGGCCGGGAACACTCCCGTGTCTGCCGGTTCACAGTGGCATACAGTTCCAGACTTTCCCCGCATTCCATATGCAGGATATGCCGGGCGAACTCCGCGAACGTCATGATTTTGATTCCTTCCCCGTTTGCCGTGAAGAAATCCTGTCTTGTCTGTTTCATAAATCCGTTTCTTTAAGAGTAGGTAATCGTTTTGTATAAGGGGTGGAATATTCACCTCGTTGTGAAAAAAAAGACCGCCGCAGCCGTAGCCGCGACGGCCCGTCATCATTATGGCATGTGATGAACAGGTTCTGTTTCCGTTATTCGTCTTCGTAGTATGGTACACCGTGCCTAACCACTGCTTTTTCCATTTCTTCCCACCAGATTTCACTATGGCGGTCGTTGTTAAAATCGATGGACTCGCCTTCACTGAGCCGCAGCCGGTCGCGGGTCTCCATTTCCGTTTCGTACACAATCTGTTCCATCTGTTCGTCCGTAACATGGCAGGTGTTGAACGGCTCCGGCAGGGATTCCAGCTCCCTGCGTGACAGCTCGGATTGCCCGCAAGTGAAAACCTTGTCATAGAAAGCGTCGTCTTTCGGCGGCAGTTCGGGTTCTTGTTCCGGCAGCACATCCAGATAATCCGACTCGTACAGGTAGTTCCCGTCACGTCCCTGCGTCTGCCGGTTGTTCTCGAACTCTTCCAGGTCACTTTCTGTCAGGCGGAATTCCTTTTTCTTGCGCCGCAGGTACTCCATCATGTTTTCGAGGGAGGAGAACGGGGCTATGAGTTCCATGGAAGAACGGCTGTGCCAGGCGTCGCTCCTGTACAGCAGGTAGACCTGCGGACGGTTCCGGGCCGCCTCCTTGCGGTATTCGCCGAACTCGAATAGGGCATTGTCGAAACTTCCGAACGCCAGCCTGATCTTGTCCTCGATGGATATGGATTTCCGGTATTCCTCGAACCGGCACTGCACATACTCCATGAAATCCGTATTGCCCAGTGCCTCCATGAGCGTGGTGTCATCGGCCGAGAGCGCGATATCGGCCCCAGCAAAATTGTCGGCCGACAGCACGTGTTTCTCTTCATTGTATTCGTCTTCCGCCCGGCAGACGGCCAGTCCGGGCGTTTCCGCTTCAATCTCCACGACCTTGCGGAGTGTCTCTTCGATAGCTATCCGGTATTTTTTCATATCAGATGATGTTTATTTGTTTCAGTTCACGTTTGTAGTTTCTCAATGACGGCTTGTGCCCTTTCTCCCTTACGATCTGGCGCATCTGTGCAAAGGTATACGCCTTCTCCATGTCCAGATCGTAGTCCGTGGCGAATGCCGTCATGCCGACATAGCAGAATCCGAATTTTTGGTGCAGCATGTCGGCCGTATAAGGAGTCATGTCTTCCGCCAGGGTTACGGGGACGGCCATTCCCCGGATCTTGAACTTCAGCCCCTCGATAAGGGTCCCGCAATTGTCGCTGTGGTAGGTCAGGCTCCCGCGCCGGGCGCAGTAACCGACGGTCTCGCCCATGAAGGTGTTGCGGAAGATTTCCGTACGGTTCAGGTCCTTCAATTTCTCGACACCGTAATAACAGATTGCCTGTACGGCTTTCAGCGACTTGTCCACTCGGGGCTTGACGAAACGCGGGTCATTCTCCGCCACGTTCTTTTCCAGCCACGTGCGGTGGAAGGTTCCGACAGGCACGTCGAACACCTTCTCCGGCGTGCAATATTTTGAATCCGACCGGGTCATCATCAGGTGTGCCGAGGACGGCTCGTATAGTTCTTTCAGGTAAAAGGCCAGACAGGTATTGCCGATTTTGCAGTAAGTATAGTCGTCACGGCTGTTTTTCAGCGACAGCATCGTGGTTTCCCCGCCGTAAAACTTCTCGGGCAGTCCGGTCTGTCGGCAGAACTCCGTGAGGAAATGTCCGGGGATGTCATGTGCATAACTGCGCTCCCGGTAGCACTCTTTCGCCATTTGCGGGGTGATGAACCGTTTGGCAAAGTCACAGATATGGTAATGACCGTAATCATACGCCGCCTGTGTGTTCGCGGAGGTCTGGAACTTTTTGGGCATCTGGCGGAACCAGCGGAAACACATCCCGTGCTCCATGCAGTAGTCGACAAATTCCCGCGTCCATACATTTTCAGGAAATTCGGGACAGTTGCCGTTTCTTCGGACGAACGCCTTGCATACTTCCGTCGTGAGCAGGGATTGTTCAGTTTCCCCATCGATATAGCAGTTTGTCTCCCGTTTGCTGTTATCGATGGCGATGACCAGTCTTTCCGGTGTCTTGAACCGATTCGGCAGCTCTCCGAACATGTAAGGGTGCTTCTCCATCAGCCGGTCCGCCAGCATGTCGTCCAGATATACCGACAACGGCTTGAAAAACAGGGGGTCTGTGATGAAGTTTTTCCCTTCGGTCGAACAGACAGCCGCATGGAGAATCCCATAGGAATAGAACCGGGCGGGAACAAGCGAGAGGTCATGTTCCGCCATCTTGCGGTAATACGCCGCGTTTTTGAAATGCGGCGGCACAACGGCGTCGGTAACCTTGCTTAATATTTTCATCTCGTCGAGCATCCCGTAATAGAACCCTTGAGTCTTTACCCCAACGGGGACATATCCGAGGATAAGACCCGTTTTCATGACGGCGTCTGTCCTGCTGCCCGCGTAATGCGGGTCGTAAACATAGCTGCGCAAGGCCAGGTATGCCAGTTGCGCGTCCCAAAGGCGTTCAGGTATGAAGGCGAGAATGTCGAAATCCCCGCATCCGTTTCGGATGGCCGCTTCCGCCATTTCCCGGGTAATCATCGCTTCGGGAACGGCCGTGATGTTCTTCGGTTTTTTGCGCATGGCGTAGTCGCAGACAGCTTCCGAACGGCACGCCTCCGGGATATTACGCAGTTCGAAACTGTGCCAGCTCTCCGTACAGCCCGCAATGATGCGTCCTATACGTTCAGGCGTGAGGAAACGTCCCGGAATATGGTTCAGCACCTCTATTTCCTCGCTCTCGACGGCTGCCTCCACGATCTCTTCCGTGAACAGGTGCTCCGGCAGCCATTCTATGGCCGATACGATATTACGATATCCCATACAGTTTCTTTTTAAGGTTGGACGAACGTACGATTTTTACAAGGCGGCAGCCCCGGTAGACATAAAGTATCCGGAACTCACGTTCGGCGAGTTCCTCAAGTCCCTGCCAATGTTCTGGCGTCTCGATCTTCTCGAGCCTAGCAAGGTTGTTTACATAAACGGTTATCGGCCTCATGTTGTCATGAGAGGGCGTGTCCTCAATGGAGGGCGGCATCTCACAGCGGCCACCCTTGTCCATGACATGCCATCTTCCGCCATCGAACAGGAGGCACGTGTCCTCCATGCGGCTGAAAATGTCGGTGTTGTCCGCAATGCGTGATGCGGATTGCCGCGGTGTTTCCCGTCCGTCACGAAGCTTTGAAAAGCAGTGGACAACATCACCGGTCCCTGTCCATTTCCCATAGGGTGACGGTCCCAGTACCTGTATGTCGCCCAGCGACAGCAGGGCGTCCACCCGTTTGTCATTGGGATAGAACACCCGGAGTTTCCTCACAAGATCTTTCGAAAACGTCTCGTGTAGCGCCTTGATATGCCGGACACTGCCGTCCGGCAACAGTTTTCCGATTTGTATGCTCATTGTCTTGTTTTTTATTAAAGTATAATCTGGCTGCTTTCTTTCGGCTGTAGCTTTGGCCGGGAATTGGTATCTGCCGGATTAGCTGCATACGGCAGCCTGAAAGGGATGGTTTGACCGGTATGAAGATGGCCGGACAGTATGTGGCAAGCGCTTCCTTCCCGTCATTTTCCTGCTTTGCCTGCCCGGATTTCCTTGTCGGTTGCCGTACGGCATAGAGGCAGTTTTCCGGAACCGGTCTGCTTGTATCCTTCTATAAGCTCTCCCTTGGCTACCATCTTTCCGTAAGCCTCCCTGACATAACGCCATACCGGGGAGAAACTCGTGTAACTATTCCTTTCACGGAGCGTGCTGACCCGCAGTTTTCCGGCGATCCCTTCCAGCACCTGCTCCCGATACCTGTACAGGTTACGGGCTCTGGTGCGGAAGGCTTCTCTTAATATCTCCTCGATGATCCTGTCGTGGACTTGATGGTAACTGGCCAGCTCTTCCTCTTCCGTCAGGTCAAGGAGTTCCCCGTAGGTGTCGGTACGCAGGTACCTGAATGTCGTACCTTGCTTCAGAATCTTCTCGATGCGTCCGATAAGCTCTTTCCTTACCGGACCGGAGAGTTCCTGCGGGTGGCAGTAGAGCCGTGTCTTATCCAGCACGACATCCGGACAATCACCGTATTTGCGCTCTTCGATTGTGAAGCCGTTTTGCGAGAACAGGTTTCTGATTTCGGTGAAAAATGCCTCTGTCTTTTCCTCTGACATACCACGTCCCCATTCGTAACCGGATTCGATGCGGAAGTAGGTGTCTGTATATATCGGTTTATCCATTTTTACAGTGTTGTTTTTTAGATGTTGTCATATTAAGCATAGCCCGGAAACCAACCATCCGGTTTCCGGGCGTCCTTGAAATTGTTGTCAGATATGTATGGAATTGAATACCTTGTCGATGTCCTCCTGCGCCAGCCCGATGTAGCGTCGTGTGGTCTCCAGATTGGAATGGCGGAATATCTGGTTGAGCAGGATCAGGGCTTCCGCCGAACGCCCCATCATCTCGTAAACATAGCGCCCGAAGGTCTTGCGGAAGGTATGTGTGGAAAAAGCGCGTATGGGAATTCGGTATCTGACCCGGAACACCTTAAGCAACCGGTTGATGTATTCCAGAGAGTACGGATTGCCGGTTTGCGGGTTCATGAAAATCAGGTTTTCCACATCGGGGCTGCCCTGCAGCCCGTACAGATGCCGCGTCTTTTCCTGTACATACCGGCTGAACTTCACCATGCGGCTCTTGCGGGTTTTCTTCTCCGTCTTTACCAGCTGGTTGCGGCCGAGCACGTCTTTCCATCGGAGTGTACGTACGTCCGAAGCCCGGAATGCCGTACAGAATGACAGCCAGCAGTAGGTCGCCCACAGGTATTCACCGTCTTTTTCCAATGCATCGAGCAATTTTCGGAACATATCCATGGGAAGGTAGTCCGCTGTTGTCAGTTGTCCTCTGATGCGGGTCATGGTCAGGCTTCAGGCAGGTTTTCCGAGAACATTAGCTCGGCCAATGCCCCGTTCTGGGGAATCATGGCTGGGATGTCCGTGCGACCGGGTTTGTAGATTTCGGTTGCCACGTTATAGATGTCCCACGCTGTAAGTGTTTTCTTCTCCTCGGCAAGTTTGAGCAGATCCTCGGTAAAAATTGAAATTTGGGACTGGTTGAGCGGGTAGGTTTCCACCTTGGACGAGAGGCGTTTGTCAGAACTGTCATGTGATACGCGCAAGGCGGTCAGCAGGCCGATGTAGGCGTACATTTCCACGGGGGTAATCACTTTCGCTTTCAGACGGCGGATACGTTCCCGGTCCTCGTTCATCTGCACTTCGAAGTTAGACAACCATTCATCCACGCGCTCGAAAAGCTGTTCGGTGGAGGTCTTTTCTTTCCCATAGTTCGAAACGCTGCGTTCGGGAGAGAGGATGCACTGGTTGTGGCACACTTTAACGCAGGGGCCTATTGCAGCCTGTATGCCGTCCTGATGGAACGCAACGACCAGCGTGGTGGTCAACTCGTCCGTTTCCCATTCTTTGATGCGGATGGTCGTGTAGACACGGCGCAGAATATGTGCCTCGACAGCCGATGTTCCGAACTTCTGTTCCACCTGGGGCAGGACGACCACGCCGGGCTGGGCCTTGTTCTTGTTCTGGGCGGCGAAGATTTCCTCCACCTCGTAGTTCAGGTTATGTTTCTGGCAGAGACCCGCCATGCGCTCTATCACCTCGTAATGGTAAATTCCCTTGAGTGGGTTGCCGTAGATGTCATTCTCCTTGTGTGTGCGTCGGAGCGTGTCGAGTGTCATCACCTCGACGTTGTTGTTCTGAAAATCGAACTGCACGGGGGCAGCCGTTGTTGCTAATGCTGTTGCCATAATGATTGGTGTTAAAAAGTTATACAATAAGAAAGGCGGTGGAGCGTCGTCCACCGCCTTCCGGAATTTATTCTGTCGCGTCGGGAAGATAGCGCCGGCATATCATGTCCGTGACGCTCGGATAGTAGGAGTTCCCGTAGGTGCCGTACGGGCCGTAACGGGCCAGGAAGCGGAAGTAAAAGTCCGCCGGACGGTTGTAGCTGGTGTGTATCCGGGTCTTCCTCAGCCGGTAGGCGTAGTCCATGGACGGCACCACCGTGACTTTCCGCCCGTTGAAATAGAAGTTACCCTCCCTGTCCGAGGAGAACAGCACCTCCTGTCTTGCCGGACGGTCGTCGGCGACCACCCGGAAGAATTCGCCGAGGGAACGGCAGTTCTGGTATTCTATCGGGATCGCATCGCCCTCTCTCAGTTTCCGGTCCAGCTTGTCAAGCAGGCTGTTGATGGCCGGCGTGTACAGGTTCTCGGACTGGAAGCAGCACGTTTCCTGCCAGTGCTTCTCGAAAAGGGAGCTGATTTCAAGGATCAGCGAGAGGGTCTCACGCGCTGTCTGCGGTCTGTCGGCCAGATAATGGATGTATTCCGTCGCCAGCGTGGAGAGCGACAGGTATTCCTCCGGTGCGGGGGCGACCTTCTGGTGCAGGTTGCAGTGCCGTCCGACCAGTCCGTCGATGTCGGTCTCCTGCAATGCGTCGTCCGTCCATGCGAGGGTCCCTTCCGAACGGCAGGCGGGACATTTGTCCGCGCCGTGCGGAAGGAGCATCACTTTGCCGCAATCGGAACAGGTGACAAAATCACCACTGATTGCATATACGTCTACTGTCATTGTTTTCTCCATCCCTTAATCCTCCACGTAAGGCCATTCAAGGTGGCAGCCGTTGCATACAGCCACGCCCTCGTCACTAAGAATGTCAATATCGGTGCCCCCGCATTCGGGGCATACCGGTGCCTTTTTCTTGTCCATTCGTCGACCTGCCGCTTCTTCCGTCAGAAGTATCGGCACCCAGTATGCCGATGTGCCGAAATCCCGTATCCCGTTTTCATCCTGTATGGGGTCACAGCCCTTCGTCCCCATGTATTTCAGGGAGTCCGGCCAGCATACGGCCCGGTAACACTTGTCCCGCTCGGGAGATTTGCCGGTATGGCGGACATAGTCTTCCTCGGACACGTAAAGCGCCCCGTTGTCCCCGCTTTCCCATGCCGGGTAACCGGTTCCTTCTTCCTCGAAAGGGGCACTGTCCCCGGGAAATTCCACGAGCACATACAGTTTGTCATCCCATGCCTGAGAACACTTGTCGCAGTGGAACCGGCTTTCGTGAATATCATAACGGATATTTTCCGAATTGCATTTCGGACAGATAATGTCTTTTGTTTTTACTTTCGGGAAAACCAGGATTTCTCCGGCGATAATTTCCATGCTGAGCCAGAACAACTGTTCATAGTAATCGTTCGCCATCTTTTCCGCCAGGTTCTGCATGTCGTCATCGCTGATCTTTTTCACATCGAAACCTTTCCCTTCCAGGTCATCGCGATGGACGGACGTGATGGGGAAATACCCGGCGTTCAGCTCCCGGATAAATTGTTTTTCCTCTTCTGTCGGTTCGGGTAAGTTGTTGAAATATTCCCTGAGCCGTTGATAAAGTTCTCTTACCATAATATTATTTTTGTGTTTAATCTAATACCCACCTGTCGAGGACCAGTAATTCCGGTCCATGGTTTTCTCAAGTTCGAGGTTGGAATGTTCTTTCCAGAGGTCGAAGTCGTCAAGCAGCTCCGTTCCGTCCTCCAGAGAAAGCACCGTATCCTTATTGTCCAACAGATAGTCTTGTATGTCATATCCGGATGGATAACGGTTTTCCCGGATGATTTCTTCTGCAGTTTCCTTGTCCATTCGGTTACCATTTTTCGGTCCGCCGGCATTGCGGCCGAATTCATTTGTTTTGCCTTTTCCCTGTAAAACCCGTCGATGGCAAGGAAGTAGTCCTCCGCATCCCAATCAGTGCCTGCATGTTCAGTCTCGAATTCCTCCGCCCACCAGACGATCTCGGCATTGACGGCACGGGAATCCATATCTTCCCATAGGTTGTCCGCTCCGGCATTGTAGGCAAGGTCCACGACTGCCTCCTGCAACTTGTTGTAGCCGTTACACTCCCTGCCGTTGGAACGCAGCCATAAGTCCACATCGACGGCATCCTCTTCCGTCGTCCCGTTATGCAGGCACAGGCACTGCCCGTCGCCGTCATGGCATACGAGGACCGGCCGTTTGGTGTCGGGACATATCCGTACCAGCAGTTCATTGGGGGCAAGTGTTTCGGTGTCACGCCCATTGAGCATTGTAGGAAGCGCCTGGTTGACCAGACTTAGGATTTCCAATTCCTCCTTTGTTCCGGAAGGCTTGGAAACCAACAGGTTCTGTATGCGTTTAAGAAGATTGTAAACCATGAGTCAATAATTGTTATGTTCTTTCCAGATTTTACGTTTCTCGTCGTAGTTCTTGTTGCCCCACCATATATTGCAGGCTTTTACAAATGCCTGACGCTTGTTCTGACGGTAGCCTGTAATCTTCTCAATCTGATTTGAATCCAGCGAATCCCACCATTCCTGCATACGTCCCTTAAATTCTTTAAGCGTGGTAAAGGGCAGATGATCCTCGCATTCGTCACACCAGTTGTCATCACGGTCAATGCCCGTAGTGCCAATGAATATGCGGGTATTCGGATCCACCCATGCCTGTGTCTGGATATTGTCTGAACCGCACTTGTCGCATACGGTAATCCCTTCGTCATCAGTATCATCAGGGATAAACCCGTATTCTTCCAGCCAGTGGGTGATATTGAGCAGTCCTTCGGTCTGTACGTTTTCGGCAGGCTCATCAAAATCCTCGCCGGCCCCACCGTTGAGCGTGCAGAGCAGTTTGCCGTTCCCGTCGATGAAAAGTTCATAAACTGTCGCACCTTCGTAACCGCCGTATCCGTAAAAAACGGGATTATGGACCACCACTATCGGGGAGGTTTCATACTCCGGTGATTCCGACTCCCGGTAATGTACGCCACGGTTACGGTAAAACGTGCCGATAATATTGTTCTCTTTTTCCACGGCACGGCGAATTTTCCCCAAAAGTGATTCTCTGATGGAGATGACACTGAGTTGCACATAATCCTTACGGATACGCCTGTACACTTCCAGCTCGAAGTTGTCTTGGACGGAATCGAAAGGGGATACGCCGACGTTTTCTTGGATATATTTGTCCTCGTCGAAGTTATAGTGCCGGCAGACAATGTTCCTGATGCGGCGAAATTCCTCCCCGGCAAATTCGTGGATGCCATCCTCGCTTAGCAAAGTCGGGAAATAACAACCGGGCATGTGCGCTGTCATTTCGCGGTAAAGCGCGTCATCATCTTCCGGAAAAATTCCGTCTGTTTCCGGTACTGTGGGATTCTCTTGTTTCATGTTGCTTGTTTTTATCTGTAGTTGAACAATTTCCGGTTTGCCGCCCGTTGCGTGGCGGTCACCATATTCTTATGTCATAGTCCTTGAAACAGTCCTCCAGCTCTTTGAGGCCTTCCAGGCTGTGCAGCCCTTCCTGGGAGCTTATCTCTATGTCCACGGACATGCCGTAATCCTCTTTTACTTTCACTTCCGAGTCGGGGAATACCTCCCTGACCGCTTCCGCTATGCGGGTGTTTTCTGTTCCGTTCTTAACGATGTTGAGTATCATATGTTTTTCTTTTTCTTATGCAGTACGGTATCGCTTCGATTCTGCGGATGTTGCTTTTGACTTCTTGTTTCATAAATTCCCAGGCTCTCGTTTTTCCGTTTCCGGTACCTTTCCCTGATACTGTCGATATTGTCGATGAAAGACCGGTAGTCTTCCATTTTACCGCAGTACATGCTGAACGGGCGTTCTCCGTAAAAGACCGCTCCCGTGCAAAGTGTGAATCCCAAAGGTTTCAACAGGGATCCAATCCTTTTGTATTCCTCGTTGGATTTTCTTATCCGCTCCAACAGTTCGGGCCTTATTTTATTCATTGCAGTATTTATTTGTCTGATTCTGTCTTGTTTTTACTGCGCCGGTAAACCGGGCATCGTGTCCGGTATTTGCATTCGCCCCGGGCCGCGTCGGTATGCACCCGGTGCCATTCATCCCAGCTTTTCACTCCATTGTCCGTAAGGAATGTGATCAGTTGCATGCAGCAGAAACCGCTTTCCTCACGGTTCCGGTCGTGAAGGTTGGCCAGTTCGTTGTCCTTGAATCTCATTTGGAGGATTATTACAAGGAAATCATTTCCACGATGGCACGGATCGTGTCATCCTCGAAATATCCCAGCGGGATTACCGCACACGGAGTACAGTCTTTTGAAAGCATGATATCTGGAATATACACGTTCTTTTCCGCATCAAAGATGACGGGCTTGCCCGCATCATCTGTCAGGTCCCATTTACCACCGTTGTGTTTCAGCTGCCCCATGATATAGCCGAGCATCTCGGATGCTTCGGCATTTTCTTCTGGTTTAATAGTTTTACTTGTTTCCATATCAATATTTATTGTTTTTTCGCTTTTAGCATTTGTTTTCTCATGGCAAGCAGTATTGCCTCGATGCCTCGGACACTCACCTCGTTCTCTTTCAGTTTGTAATAGTAGGTGTTCGCCCCGTTGTAGTCTTCCCTTGCCTTGCGCAACCTGCATTCCTTGGCGGCACGGACTTGTTCATAGGACAAGTCGTAACCGATGAACTCGTCCATGAAGTAGGACATGGCAGGTCTGTCCTTCCTGTAGCGGGTCTCCACCGCGGTGCTGCCGATGTCCTCGCACCGCTTTCCGAGCGTCCGGAGCACCTCGCTGATATGCCGGTCATGGTACTCGTAACCGAAGAAATGGGTGTGTCCGTAATATATCCGCTGTACTTTCCTCGCGTAATATTCGTACCACCGGGCGTCGCATTTGGTGTGCTGCTGGGTGACCCGGCAGATGGCGTATTTCTCGCCGATCCATGTGAAGCACGCCAACGTCTCGCTTGCCACCGTCTTATGCAGGCAATACTGCCAGCTGCCTTCCCCGGTTTTGTCAAGCGGCAGGAAAGACTGTTTCAGAATCCACTCCCTGAACCCCTTCCGTGTCACTCCCGGATAGTTGCCGACAATCTTCCTCCATTCCCCGGTGTAGGTGTCTTCCAATGTAGCGAAACTTTTCGCGTAACGTCTGCGGTTATTGCTGTCCCGCGTGATTTCCCGCCAGCTTTGGTCGCACACCGTTATAACGATGTGGTCACTGATCGCGTAATCGCGTTCGCAATAGTTAAATTGGACGTTACACAGCCAGTACCAGCGATTCTCACCGTAGGTATCGCGGCAGACGTAGCGTCTTGGTTTGCCTTTGGATGTCTGTAGTTGCCAGACTTCCATACGCTCTTCGTGTCTGATATGGCTCAGGCGTACCCTGATACCTTTATTTTCCTGCTTTACTTCCATGGTAGTCGGTATCATTCTTCCACAAGGCTTTTCTCGTAATCGGGAAAAGTGTCCGGCGCGAGCAGCGCGAGCCGTTCCCTGTCGAACAGGTAGGCGTGCATCGTGACGAATCCGTTCTGGATATCGGGTATGACATGGGAGCGGCAGGCGATGCCGTTCCGGGTGAGAAACTCGCCCATTCCCTCGTTCTCGCTGTACTCCTTGACGAAGGCATAATACGGGGGAAGGGGGCGCATGTTTACCGTCACGTCGGTAAAGGATCCCCATGATGTCCCGTTGTCATTCTCCGGTGAGAGAAGTCCCACGTAGAGGTTTCCGGGAGAATCGTAGGAAAATACTTCCAGCCGTACCGGAATGCCGTCAGGGTATGTCCTGTTTACATACCGCAGTTGCCCGGCGGGAGGGGTTTCCCATCCGGGAAGATCGAAACGGCAGCTGCCTTCCATGATTTGCTCGCCGTCAACCCTGACCGTGCTCCCGTCATTATGTGCGAGTACGAACGTGGGACAGTCGCCGATGCGGCAGTTCTTCTCCTTCAGTGTCAGGGGATTGTCCATGTCCTTCCCGTGAAGACAGGTACAGTGGATGGTGCTCCCGGGTTCCAACAGGCATAGCTCGTCAAGAAGCTGGAAGGGAGACCGGATTACCCTGGCGGCGCTTTTTTTATTCTCCTTTTCGAGAAGGCGGTAGATCTCTTCAAGGTCATATTCGTTGTCTATCGGTTGCCCGTACTCCGTATCCACGATGACCACACCGGTATTGGCCAGGTGGCATTCCGCTATTGTCTTGTCATAATCGCTCCATTCAGGATTGATTTCTGTTACCGTATTGAATTCAAGTCCGTATGATGTTCTCATTATATATGTTTTTTATATTGTAGTTATACTTTTGAATTGTATTTTTAGTTATTGTGACTGTTTTTCCTGTTCTGTGGGATACCGTTCCCATTCTTTTCCAGCCAATGATAATAGGCGAGCGCCTCATCATAGTCTTCCCGTGCCTTTCGTAACCTGCATTCCTTGGCGTCACGGACTTGTTCATGGGACAGGTCGTAACCGATGATCTCGTCCATGAAATAGGAAACCGTGCGCCCGTAGTAGTGGTCCGTGCGGGTTTCCACCACAGTACGGAAGATGTCGTCACACCGCCTGCCGAGTGTTCCGATTACGTCGCTGATATGTCGGTCATGGAACTCGTATCCGAAAAAACGGACGTAACTTTCGTGTTCCTGCCGGTTTGTCTTGCCCGCGTAATACTCGTACCACCGTGCATCGCATTTGGTGTGCCGCCGGGTGACCTTGAAGATGGCGTACTCTTCACAGATCCATGTAAAACGCGAGAGTATCTCGCTTGCCTCTTCCTCACAGTAGCAATCCCGCCAGTTCAGCTCCTCGGTCTGGCTGAGCGGAAGGAATGACTGTTTGGTAATCCACTGCCCGAAACCTTTGCGTGTGACATGCGGGAGCCCTTTCACGACCTTGTCCCATGCCTCGTTGCATGCCTCGTCCAATGAAGGGAAACTTTCGGGAAAGCGTTCCCTGTCCATTCCGTCACGCAGTACCTCGTTCCATTCCTTGTCACATATGACAAGGGTGAGGTCCGTCCTTACGTGGCAGTCCCTCTCGCAATATCCGTAGGGGGCATCGCAGAGCGTGTACCACTCCTTCGGACCATAACCGTCATCACGTCCCAGATAGCGCCCGGGCTTGCCTTCCTCCGTCTGTACTTCCCAGACTTCCGTGCAGTTTCCGCGATCTATATGATGCAGGCGTACCTTAATCTCCTTATAATCTTGTTTTTCTTCCATGTCAATCATTTTTTCTATTTTATGCTGTCGCCTTGTCCAGTCCGTCGATGATATGCCTGCATTCGGCTTCCATCTCTTTCAGACTGTCCGTTCCGTAGAATCCCCAACAGCTGTCCAGTTCGTTGGAGTCGTCATCCTCCGGTGTTATGCAATATCCGAAGACCTCTCCGGTGTAGTAGTCGTCAAGGGTTTTGATTTCACCTTGCAGGTATTCCTCGATCCGCTTCCTGCGTCCCACGGTGATGTTCTTCCACCCGTATTCCCGGCGCACCTTGTCCAACGGTACCGCGATGATGCCGAAAAATCCGGAATCCCACGGGCAGCTGAACGGCGAGGTGGATACCGTAGTGCCGCTATGCTCGTAGAGATAGACCGGTAAGGCGATATACTCCTTCAGGAACGATCCCCGGAAATTTCCGATGCGCCCGTCAAAAACCTTGTCGATATCAAAGTGCTCATCGAACTCCTTCTCCGGGCGGTAGCGACGGTGTGCCGTGTAGAGCGTACCGAGGTTGTCGAACATTTTTCGCGGGCTTCCGGCATCGTCATCATAGTAGATGTTGATGTGGTATCCGTTATATTTGATTTGATTATACAGGTTCATCCGCTTGGCTTTTAAGTTCTACTCTTTGTCCATTTACTTTTGCAACCAGTGTGTCCACGCTCTCCACGGGGGCGCAGACATTGTTCATGCCGTTGATCTCACCGAGCGTACCCGGAGCGAAGCGGCGTGTGACTTCCCCGGTGTCATAACTGAGGACACCGCCGTCGAACGTGAAAGTCAGGCCGACGGTCCCGCCGTTTTGTGCTTCCCCATAAACAGAACATGCTGCTCTCAGCCCATGGGTGTACAGGTTTTCGGCACTCCATGCCACATCCGGGGTGAGGCGTGCCACTTCCCGCATGAGGGGAGCCACGATTTCCTTCGTCCACCACGGCCTTTCGATACGTTTCTGTTGTTCTGACAGCCTGATGATCCGCTTTTCATGCCAGGCAATTTTCCGGCGGGCCGCATCAATCCTTCCTTGCAGTTCATCCCGTTGCTGCCTGTACCTGTCTATCTTGTGCAGATAGTCCGCAATACATTTTCTAACTATGTCCGTTTCCATTTCAAGTTCTGTTACAGAGTTGTACAAATTGTTCCGTAATCTCATCCCGCTCGAACTCGTCGCAGTTCAGGTCGAAAAATATGCCTGAAGCCGCAAGCATGTCACGGGCTTCCCCGTAGGTGATGTCATTCTTGTACCGGTATCTCTCCACCATGTCCTGATGTTCGGCTTCCGCCCGGTCATGCAGTCTCTTTTTATACTGCCTGTACCATGTGGGGAAGTGTTCCCTGGAAACCATATGTTCCAGCTGCAAGTCCCGGTATCTGCCCGGTGCCAGCAGGATGTGCCTGTCAATGTAGGACTTCGCCTCGGCTATGATTCCCTCCCTGGTGAAGGGACGGTGGGAACGTGCCGTGAAATCTACCCATCCTTTGTGCAGGGGATGCTCGATTTCAATCCGCACGCCCTGCCGCCTGACGTGTACCACGATATAGGCGGTCCGGTGGGGGAACATATCGTCCTTAAGGCTCACTTCCCGGCAGGTCAGCGGGTCAATATGGATGTAATGATCCTGCCTTGCGCCCCCGAGGAACCTTTCAAGCTGCCGCATTGACTGGCAGTAGATGAATGTTTCCACGCGGCACTGGCCGCGGCGAATATTGCCGTAATAGTACTTTCTTGCCTTTGCCCCGGTGATGCGGGACTCGTCCGATACTTCGAAATAGCTCCGATAGGTGTCATCCGTACGACAGAAGTCGTATATTTCCTGAAAGGTTCTTGCTCTCATACTGGTGTCTTTTTTAGTGTTCCCGTTTTTTGTCTGGAGGAAATTCCCCCGTCTTGTAAAATATCTCTCCGAGACGGTCCGCCTGTTCCGCCAGGCCTCTCTTCCAGACAGCCGACACGGCCTCGCGTGCGGCCTTCTCGTACATGCCCAGCAGCACCGCCTCGGGCAGGCGTTTCGTCCGCCACACCTCCTGTGCGGTGGCGAGCATCTCCACCCTGCAGCCCAGATAGCTGGCCGTGAGGATAATGACGGCATTGCCGATGAAGTTCGGTACGCGTTCTTCCTGTTGTTCTCCTTTCATTGTTCCGTACCTTTAATCCGTTTCGAACTCGTCTTCATAGACCTCGATTTCCTTCCCGCTCTCACAGATGCGTACCAACCAGGTGTATTGGAGCCGTTCCAGCAGCTCTATGCGGCGATAGCCCTTGTAGGGCACTTTCAATGTTGCAATGTCTCCCGGTTGCATGTCAGGCGGATATTTCAAATTGGACCAGGAAATGGAACTCGCTTATCAGGCTGCGGATGTACGGTACTGATTTCGGATCCTCCCCGTAAGGATAGAAGATGGTCCGGCAGCGCGTCAGGCATCGGATACCCTGTTTTCGTAACCGGTACAGCAGGTAAGCCCTGCGTCGTAGTTGTTTCTTGCTCATCGTATAAAGGATTATGTCGTTTTGATTAGAATAGTGGTGTGGTCGTCAAATGGGGGCATCTCTTTACGTTTTCGATGTAATGCCTCCATTGAAAGAAGCTCATCTTGTGTTAACAGGGATGAGCATCATTTTAATGGAGGGAGTACTGATTTATTCTGACCCGCCACACCGTGCCGCCTACCGGGCGGATGGAGATGACGGCCTACTTCTTACGCCATACCGCCATCTTCTTCTTGATGTTGATATTGTTGTCCGCCAGCATTTTTTTCAGGACTGCCAGCAACCGCCATCCTTCTCCGTTTTTATACTCTTCCGCTTTTGCTGACAGGAACGCCAGTGACTGGTACTTGTCCAGCCTGCGCCCCGAGTCGTCAATGGCTGTGCAGCCGTGGAAACGGATCAGGTTCTGCATGGTAAAGAACGCCCCGGCGCCCTTATAGGCGTCCATCCATGCCTTGCTTTGAGGAGTATCCCATGGCAGCCGGATACGGCGGTCATTGAACTGTCTGACCGCGTTGTAAAGCTGTGTGGCGTCCAGCGCATGCCTGATGTGGGTTATCGCGATGGAAAGCGGGTAGTACAGTTTGGATTGCAGGTCCTCCACGAAAATATTACGGCCGTGTACACGCTTGTAGGGAACTCCCTTGCATTTTCTTGTTTCCTGGTTACCCACGTGTTTTTTCAGCGCGCTGACATAGTCGCTCGCGATGGCCAGAACCACATCACGGTTGAACCAGCGGTTTCTCTCTACAAAACCTGTGATGTCCTTGTGTTCCATCTTCATCTGGGCGTGCAGCTCGTTCAGGAGCATTTTCCACTGGTAATCATAGCCTTTCCTGTGGATCATCTCGGTCACCCCTGCCGGCTCTTTCCGGCGGTGATGCATATATGACATCATGTGGAACATCTGCGCCATGACCCACCGGCGGAAGAGGCGGTTGTTGGGAACGGTACCCTGTGCCATGATGCAGCCGAATATCGGGTCGTTGTCATCCAGGATGGTAAGTTTCCCGTCCTTGTTGGAGGCGACGTACTCGCCGCCTCCGGCTCCCTGCATGGCGAACAGGCAGCTCACGTCCACACCGGCGCCTCGGAGTGCCTCGATACGCTCGCGCGCCCCTTTGGGAAGTCCGGCAGGGGGATTATGACCGGCCACCGCCGGATAGACCGTGCCCAAACCCGAATTCTTGCCGATAACGATGCCCGTGGCGGTAAATTCCTTGTCCGCGATGGCGAATTCCGTGCCGCATCCGGGACACAGGATTTTTGTCTCTTGTTTCTTTCTGCTCATTGTGAATTTGTTAATAGTTGATTACTTCCGGGCTCCACCCATTCTCTGAGTATCACCAGGTCCTTGTCTTTTTCGCTTTGCCAGAACCATCTGCCCATCGTTTCGGGATTCCACGTGAACCCGCCTATAATCCGGCAGAGGATATAGAACTCCAGCTCGAATTGAGCGGTGTCCCGGTGTTGCCCGTACAGCATATCCCCGTCCTCGAGGTCACTTTCGGGCAATGCCATGAAATACCGGCGGGACTTGCTCTGGCTGCGCTCCGATGGTATCGAATGTTTATAGCGGCGGTACAGCTCCTCCACATCCGTGAAAAAATCCCCGCAGCCGTACTCCGGCAACCACGGAGCGCCATCATGCCTGCCGTTCCGTATCATGTGTCTCCCGTTTACTTTTAAACTTCTGGACCGGAAATCAATCCGGAAATCTGCGCCGTTCTCTATGGCGGTGACGGTTTCTCGGTAAATATCTTCCATTTTCTCACCTGTTTACAATTAATGGCACTCAAACCCCTGACGCGTATCTTTATAGTCCTGATAAATACAGTATGACTTCGGTCCTGAACCAGGTAGTAGCCTGGCTCAGGACCAAGCTTGAATACTGTATCTTGAATTTGGGTTCCTCGTGCATATGCGGTCGCGCTACCTTCTGTTCAGGGGGGCTCATCCGGACGGCACATCCCTTTAAAAACCTGATACGGGCCGCGAGTACGGCTGGACCATGTGTCATCTGTCGTGTTAGCAGGAGATGACAAAGGTTCCAGCCGTGTAAATCGCGGCTCTGTTGAAATCCCGGCCTTGCCCCCTTTGTCCTGTGCTGTTCTTTTTGCGGTTCCCGGAATACCGGCACGTTCCTTTACAGGTCCGATGTCTGCTGTGGCGGAAGCCGGAATGGCGCCGTCGTATGACGTTAGGGATACGACGGCGCGATACGGGCTTATCGGAGACAGCGGGCTGAATCCATTCCCCCGAACCGCACGTTCCCGTGCTGGAAAAGACTGAAAGTTCTCATAATACCGGCACATGGCTTTATGCTTCCGATGTATCCCGCGTATGGGTCTTCTGCGGAGTCCGAAGGCGACGGTCAGCCGCCTTCAGACTCGGAAAGAAGACGTCAGCGCGCGGGATGCCCAAACCTATTCCTTGAACTTTCCCGGTGTGCTCCGGTAACGGGTGCGGGACAGACGGCACATGACTCTAATTTCCCGATACATTACAGGCGCAGCCAGAATCAAGGTGGGATTAACCGGCTGTTAGACCGGTTAATTCCTATATGGATTCTGGTTATAAGCCTGTAACGTTGAATAACCCGCCCGTTCACCCGTTCTGCCGTGTGCCCGGCATGCCCTATAACGATGCTACCAGCGTATTGTACACCGCCCGGCTCGTCAATAAGGCGCCGCGCATGCATCCTATGGTCAGGTAGCCCGGAATGATTCCCGGGGTCTTGCCCCGGTTCGCCTTCACGTTGCGCCCTTTGCCCCGGACAATGCAGCCGTCCTGTCCGGTACTGACATATCCCAGACCGCCTACCTTCCGCTTGCCCGTACTTACGGCCCGCAGGCAGTCCATCACGAACTTGTTCAGTTCGTCAAGGTCCCTGCGGACATTGCATACCGGAAGCACCTGGGTCGCCCAACTGAACTCACCGTTGCCTTTATACAGGTAACGGTTGACTGCATTGACCGCTTTTGCCGGGGTAGTGCGGGGATTGCGGATCGTGCGGCGTTCAATCTCTTTCTGGAAGGTCTTGATACGGCTTGCCGAAGGGGAGATCATGCTTCCCTTGATGCTGAACCCGAGAAACTTGAACCAGCGGTCGGACATCAGGTATTCCACTTTCTTCGGGTTGAGCTTCATGGTTTTCTCGCCGAGCCTTTGTTCCAGCACTTGCATTGCTTTCCCGTAGTCTTTCCCGATGAACAGCATGTCGTCCGAGTATCGGATGTAGTAGCCTGTCATTCCTGAGAGTTCCCCGTCGAGATCATGGAGCAGCACGTCGGCCAGCCAGCTTGCCACGGGACAGCCCTGTTTGAGGGACTGGTACTTGCTTTGAAGACGGTTGTCTTCATCGAAGTAAAGATCGTTGTGGTAGTACTTCCTGAGCACGTCGATTAAGGAGGAGCGTCCGTGTCTGGCCTCGACCTTGTCGAACGCCTCGTCAATGTACCGTATCGGCACACTATCGAAATATTTGCTCAGGTCCGACTTCCAGCCCAGAATGCCGCCGCCTCTCGTTTCCGCTATCCGGCGGCTGGCCTCGGTGACTACGCTGCCACAGCCGATACCGCTTTGGTAGGACTTACACGAGGGGTGTACCATTTCCGGCATGAGTTCAAAGAGCAGGTCGTTGGCAATGCCCAGCACTACCCGGTCGACGGGCTCGTTGATGTATACCGTACGGAACTCGCCGTTCTCCTTCGGTATCTGTGCGGTATGCGGGGGAGCGATTTCGTACTTCCCCTGTATCATGGCATCGGCCATGGCCATACGGGTATGCTCGTCGGTCAGCCGGATAAGCTGGTCTTTCCGGATGTCTTTCAGCACGCCTTTCTCAATGGCCTTTTTCCACCGGCCGATGTCGAAGAACATCTGTAATATCTTGTCTGACATGGTTCGTATGTTTTTCATTATTTTTCCTGACAATACCGTTCAAAGCGTTGGAGGTTATAACTTTCTGTCTGCAGGTTCTCCCAGCAGTCCCGGACAAACTCCTCCCGTACCTCAGCTTTTGCCTGCGGGAATTCTTCCTCCAGCACTCTTCGGGCAAAATCTTTCCAGTTCCCGTTTTCTGCCAGTTCCTTGCGGATTTCAGGCAACAGCCGTTCGTATTCTTCTACCGTTCCGCACAAGGACAGCAGGTCGTCATTTGAGAGGTACTCTTCCGCGTCGTGGATTTTTCCGGCCTCGTCGGTAGGGATGAGGATTTTTCCTTCCGCAGTCAGCTCTACCGATACGGCACTGCTGCAGGCTGCAAAACCGTACTTGTCGTATATGGTCACCGAACAGGGATAGAATCCCTTCCCGTCCAGCAGGTCACCGGCCGGATCACCCGTCGGAAGGATGAAGCGGACTTTCCGCCCGTATTTTTGCCCAAGGTATTCCTTGAGCAGGCGCATAAGTTTTTCACGGGTAGCAGCCATATATTCTTTGCCGGCATCTTTTTCCTTGATAAGTCTCGGCAGGATGTCGTCCGGCATGGGAATGCCGGTATCCGATATGCCGTTTTCTTGCGTTTTACTCGGTTCTTTTTTCATTTTCAATTGTCTTTATCTGTGTATATCGTATCATTTCCCTGTCTCATCCCCTTTCTACAAATGCGGTGAGGCCTTCTTGCGGGAGGAGGAACTCCTTTTCCTGTTCACAGTAATAATAAATACCTTCATCGATCCTTTCTGCGGCTTTTGAAACGGGGGCGCCGCTCCTGCGTCCGATGAGCTTCCTCTGCAATGCGGTGACCGATACGGTTGTTTCCATTTCCTGTTCCGTCCCCCGGAACAGTGTCAGCTTCCTTATGGGGTACTCCTTTCCCTGCCACTCAATGACGTCGAGCAGGCTTCCCTCTTCGGGATATACCCTGCAGAATGCAGCGTGCACGCTTGCCGACACCTTGCCACAAAGCAGGCATATCTGTTCTCCCAGGCCCAGACAGCTGTTTCTGATCATCGCTTCGAGCAGGTCCGTGCCTGCCCCGTTGTCCGCCGCCTGTGTGAGAGCCTCCCAGTATCCCCTGCCGAAGTGGCTTATGAAGGGCACGAGCTGCGAGGCCCTGACCGTCTTTTCCGACCCGCATCCCGATTGCAGCGCCTCTATTCCGGCGGATACCAGCTGTACCCTTGTGTCGCCCTGCACGGGAGGATATACGGGGCAGCACACCTGCATGGTTTCCATCAGGTCTTCGCTTTCGTTGTACCAGCGTACCTGTTCCCCGAATCTTATGAAATCATATCTGTCCATTTTTCTTTGTTTTCATTGTTCTGTTGTTGTTTACAATTCTTCCGGTTCCCCATCGTTGATACTCCGGTAGAAACGGTCTCCGTCCGCCCATTTCTTGGCGGCGATAGCCAGCCCGAACGCTTCCTCTATGGAAAGTCCGTCGGCGGGAAGGGCATCAAGGAGTTCTCCCATGCATACATCGTTCTCGCCATACTCTTCCTGCACTTTCCCGAGTGTCATTCTGCCTTTGTCCGTCTTTTTGCGGCGCAAAAGCATCTGTTGTATCCAATTTATCATGCGGTTCTTTTATTAAAGGAAATTTTTGGCATAACTGCGGGCTTCATTGAAAGTGTTGAAACCGATTCCACTCACGCAAGAGATTGCCCAGTATCTCAATTTCCTGCTTTCGGCACGGGCAAGATAGATTTGCCCGATACAAATCCCGTCTTTGAGGATGCCATGCCACTTGTCTTTTTTAATCCGTATCATGTTCCGGCATTCATTAGTCCATTTTCCAAAATCCGTAATCGGAGCCGTTACCGGGGTGGGCGCCGAAATAGTAATCCTCCGGGGAGCAGCTGTCAAGCGTGTCGAACAGCGATTCCAGCAATCCGGCCGTGTCATCGCTGTTCCACCATTCAGCATCCTTGTCTTCCATGGCATGGGCGGGGACGGCATTCATCACCTGCACGTACTCCGGTGTGTCACGGATAACATCCATGAACACCGGGATCAGGTCTTGCGTACGCATCGTGCTATGGGAAATGCTCTCGCCGGGGATGGCATGGATCCGGTTCTGTGTCCTCTCGTCTATGAACATGTCCTTTTAGATGAATGGAAGTCTGGTATCCTGTAACATGGGGGCCAGCATCCGGCACATTTCGTAAGAAGCCTCGTTGCGCCCGTCGATACGGCGCGGGTCACGCTCCGCCATGGCGAGAATACCGGCTTTTACAGTTCTGAAGAATGTCTGTTCCAGTGTCTTGTGGAAATAAGGAAGCGCCTGGGCGAAACGTTCGGACTTGAATCCCAAATCGTTCATGGCGTATTCCAGTTGTTTGGCCGCCTTGTACTCGCGGCTGTTCTCCAGGCTTTCCGGAATATCACCGAACTGTGCGGCCCGAAGCTGGCGTTCCAGTTCGATGACGGCCACTGAAAGCAGGAGCTTGATGGCAGCGGCATTGCCGATACCGTGTTTCTTCCCGTCAGCGGTATGAAATTCGATCAGGTTTACACTGTCGTTCTCTTGTAATTCTTTGTAGCGCGCGAGAATTTCGCTGAGCGCTTTTGCTTTTTCTTTATCCATAATTTTTATCTGATTTGATTGTTGTTGCACACAAGTACGTCCCCGACGATGAAGTCTTTCGACGCCGGGTGATGAGCACGGAATATCCTGCTCGCTTCAAGATTGAGGGACAGAGGGATAAGTTTGCCTTCCTCGTTGACGACCATTGTCGTGTTCCCGTCCAGTTCCACCAGTTCGATGTAGCCGCCGACAATCGCCTGCATCTCCTTCAGCGTGAAGTCCGAGCCATTGGCAGGCTGCACGGGTTGGCGTGTTCCGTCCGTTTTGATGATTTCTGTCATGGCTGCTTTGAAATTTTAAGATTCATGACTCGCCAGTATATCCAAAATCTGTTGCAAAGGGAATTTTTCAGTCCAGAATCGCTCGTCGGTATGTTTGCCGTACGTCCGGTATCTGGCTTCCCCGTTTGCAAATACCGCCAAGATATGGCTGTCCAGCACATTGTCCGGCGGAACCAACCTTTCCAGTTCCGTTTCGGTAAGTTCCACGAAGCACCAGCTATTGTCTTCCGGCAAGTCCTCGCTGCCCAGTATCCCGTCCTCGTCCGGCTGGTAAAAACCAACCGATATGTCATAAAAGTTTAAAGACTGGAAACTGATGTCATCCTTGAATGGCTTGACGGCTTCCAGCCTGCCGGACTGTGTCTGTTTCCACTCTTTTGACAGGTACACGATTGCAAAGTCGCAGCAATCCCATGCACTGTCAGTTCCTGCCTTGAGCAAAAGGTATGGGGTAGGTTCATTTGAGATTTTCATCGTGTTTCCCTCCTTTTATGCCACGCGTGATACCGTTTCACGGTGCGTAGCTGGTTAATGATATGGCTGAAAAGCTCGCGTGAATAGATGCGGTAATGGAACACGGCCGAATACTCACGCACGTTGCCGTGAAAGTCCACATAGGAACGGTCCGGAGCGAAGTCGAACAAGTCGCCCTGGACTTCCAGCGTGTATTTGTTCTGCCGCAGCCAGTCGAAGAACTCGAAGAGGTCCTTCTTTTGGGAGTAGAAAGCGCAGTATTCATAATCGTTCCCGCGCAGGTTCCGGAGCAATGCCGCCAGTTCATTCCGATTACTGCGATCGTAGAATTCACCCCCCGTCCGTGTGGCGAGATTCCGGAAGAACCGTTTTTTCCCGTCCAGTATGAACGAGTACGGGATATAGGCCACGTCCGACCGATACCATGCCATGTAGCGTACCTCCGGCGTGCCCTTAACGAGGGCGGGACGGCGGTTCAGCCTCTCCGCATGTTCCCTGATCTGGCGGGAGAGTTCCCCGTCGGAAAGACGTATGGAACGTTCCGCCATGAAGAACCGCTCCTGCGAGCGGAAGCAGAACGGATACAGGTCACCGTAATAAGGTTCTCCAACGAAGAAATAACCGTTTTTCCAGCGTGCCGGAGGCAGGCATTCCCACAGGTCGTAGTAGCGTTCCTCCGTAATTTCACGGAAGGGCTTGCATAGTGCCCGGGTATAACGTTTCATAAGCTGTGTCATGCGTCCCGGTGATACGGCGACCAGATGCGGGTTCTTCTCCCTTTCGCGCAGTGCTTCCAGCGTCTCGCCGCCGTAGTCGCTGTGCATGTCATCGGACATCGACGTGAGGCATGTCCCGTCGAAATAACGTGAATCTATGATGTATTTCATGATGCCGGTATGTTAGAAGTCGATACGCAATACGTGCCGTGCGGCGGATTCTGCCGCCAGTGTCAGTTGCCGCTGCCATGCCTGGTGGCTCGGCGCCCATTTGAATGCGGTCTTTTTCAACAGTGTCCGGGTCTGCTCGTCCGGTTTCCCGTCGAAAAGTATCTGCAGTCGGTTCTCCCCGTAATTCCATACCAGTCTGCCGCCGTCAAACGGTATTTCACGGTTCTCACGACCGGCCTGTTCCTGCTGTTTCTCCCGCACCTTGCGGGCAATCTCGGGGTATTTGAAGATGGAATGACGCTCCGTGACGACGGGTTTCCCGCCCTTGCCGTTCCACTCGCGGAGGCGGGCGACGGCACGGTCGATTATTTCGACATTGCCATGGTTGGCATATGTGGAGAGCCGTCCGGCAAGATTGCTGACGAAAAGGGAGCGGCTATAACCGCGTGATGTGCCCGTATCAATGCCACGGATGGTGGCGGCCGTGTCGTCGATGTCAGCCTTGACCCTCTGCCATTCCTCTTCGGCACGCTGTTCTTCGGGCTTGGCGGCTTCGAGGCCCTTGCGTATCGCTTCGAGGGCACGTTCGCGCCACTCTCTGAATGCCGTAACGCTCTTGTTGTGGCTGTTGCAGGCCTTTTCGTTACGGGCGGTGTTGAATCTCGCAGGTCCCGTGATCATCGCGCTGGCACAGCGGCTGTTGGCGGCAATCATTGCCGAGAAATAGCGTTTGTAGTTTTCCATGTAACGTTCCCGCTGCTGTTCGGGCATAGACTGCAAATCCTCGTGCAGTTCCTTTTCGTGCGAGGCGATGTCCGTTTCGCCCCGCTCTTCGGGTGAGAACGAGGTGAGGTTATAGGAGTCGCACGCCCGGCGGAAGTATTCTTCCAGATAACCCGGATGCGCCACTTCCACAACCTCCCAGTCCTTGAAATTCGCCGGGGCGAGGATTTCTTCCCCGCCCGGATTCCCGACAAGGTGGGAATAGCTGCAATACCCGTATCTCTTTCCCCTGAAAAGAAACGCCACCGGCTCGCTTTCCGGGGCATCCACACGCCGCACCATGGTCACACGGTGGGCATTTTCCTTTGTCAATAATGTTGTTTCCATACCTTTCTTCTTGATTATTTGATTGTTTCCGATTTTTATTGTTGCTTTATCCGGGCAGCATGGCCCATTACGGAGGCGAACCCCACCTCGATACCTATCTGGTATCCGCCCTCGATGGTCGATTCCAAATCCGCCTCGCTTTCGATCAGGGATTCCGAATCATCGGCATAAAGCCTGTACAGGGCAAAGACATCCGCCTCCCATAGCTTCCGGGCATTTTCCGCCGGTACAAGCAGCCACACGAAACCGTCTTCACGGGTTACCTTGACGGCGGCTTCGCCATGGCGCAGGGTCCGCCGTTCCCTTATGTCCAGTGCCGCCGTCCACACGATATACATCAGAGCGTCGTGGCGGCTTTTAACATCGGGGGAATCGCACAGATGGCTGGCCGCGTCTTTGAGGGTCCGGAAAGAGTCCGCCATGAACTGCTCCACGACATACGGCTTCCCGGCAATGGCGGAACAGGCTTCGTCAGCCCTGCCTGATTCCGGCACGGCCTGAATATCCTCCTCTTCAAGGAAGATTTCACGGTGCAGGCAGTCCATGTAGTAATATGATTTCATTCCGGTTGTTCTTTAGGGGTGAAAGTGATTCTCGTATGTCCGTCATAACCGAACTTGACCTGCAGCCCGAAGGCTTCGGCATCGCTCGATATGGCACAGATATCCCAGATACTGAGTTCCGCACCACAGGTTATGACGGTATTGTTTTCTGAAATCTGCGGTGACTTGTCTTTCAATGCGGCTCCGCCGCAGATACCGCGCAGGATCACACCACGCCGGTGGGTGGATAAGTTGTTTGTTCCCATGGTTCTCCTGTTTGTTTTTCCGTTATTTTTGCCATTCTTTTTTTCTCCTGTTTGTAAAAGCATAGGGGCATTCCGCCCCCATGGTTGTTATTAATTCATATTATTTTGTACTGACTGTCTGTGGCGCCTGTTCCACAAGGGTGTACCGAAGTGCCGGTTTCCCGTTTCGGAATATGGTAAACGAGTTGCCTTGTACCTGCACGTCCTTTGCTTTTGGCCACCAGAGCCACGAGAGTTTCCCACCGCTGAGGAAAGCCACGGCATTGCCCTGTACTTTGCCGACTTCACGTACGCCCATATCCTCGTTGCCTCCGGACAGCCTGACGCAGTGCCAGTTGGAACCGAGTTCCATTTTTCTTTTTACATCTGCTAATGTTCTCATGTGATTATGTCTTGTTTTGATTATTGCATTATACCGCATGTATCCGGCATTTCCGGTTGCAACTTCTGAGATTGTCGGCATATGGCACCGGGTATGACCTGTTCATCCAGTCAGGAAACCCTTCACGGAAGCAGTGTTCCGGAGTCGGGTATTCTTTGCGCAAACGTTTCCTGTGGCGTCTTTTTGTCCTGTTTTCGACGGCATGGGGAACTTTGGGTATCCGTGGCGTATGCCATTTCCCGCCGGAATAAGTTGCGACATATTCCTGTTGCGGTTCGTCATTCTTGTAGCTGCACACCATGACAGCCGGTTTTTCGCTGAGTATCCCGGCATCGGCAAGCCCGCTGAGTGTACCTTTGGCAGCCTTGAAATTTACAAAGCAGCCCAGACTCATGGTACGGTCTGTGGAAAATATCTCTACCATGTTGAAATATATTATAAGTTATCTATTTTTCGGTGTTTCCTTTTACCTCACGTTCCAAACTGGGGATAACAGCGGGACGTAGCTCACCCAGTGAAGGGTGATTTGAAGGCAGCCCTGCTGCACTACGTCAACCGTGTTATGTCGGGGGTGGGAACGGCATCTCACGACGCAAAGAAGTAAATTGTGGAAGTTAAATTGGAAGTGTGGGTGTACGGGAATCGAACCCGTTTTCAGCCAAGACCTGAAGCACCCGTGAATTTAATCCGGCATCTCCCTGTAAAACGGGAGTTATGATGATGGCGGCATTTTGACCGCAAGTGTTTGCCCGGATGTGCCACGCTGTATAACAATGGCGGTGATACGGCAAATAGCAACATCTTTACTCTCACAAACCACTTTGTTGCAGGATATGCCATTGGCATACAGTGATATGTAGACAGTTGGACGGAAAAAGCCCGCAAAGTCGGCACACTGCCATACAATGCGGGCATGTTACCTGCAATTCACCGGAAATTCCAATGAATCAGGCGGCAGTTTTCATATCAGTGGCAGGTTGTTGTCCTGCCGCCTGTTCGGAAACAGCTCCGGCGGTTGTTTCAGCGGTTACTTCAGCAGGCTGTTCTTGGGACTCTCCGGCAGCCGGTTGTTCGGTTGCTTTGTTTCTGCCTTTGTTTCTGCCTTTGCCCTTGCTTTTGGCGCCCGCCTGTTCCGCCACGGTTCCGGCAGTCGTTTCTACGGTCACTGCTGCCGGGATTTCGGCAGGTTGTGGTACCGGTTGTTCCGCTTCTCTTGGCAGCGCCACACGGAAACCAAGCGCATCAAAGGACGCTTTTGCGGCGGCGTGGATAGCTTTCTTGTAGTCACGTGCCGTGCGTTCAAAGTCCTTTTTGGTCGGTACAAGACCGATTTTTGCCCATACGGACTCTTCCAAGTCGAAGCGTTTCACCGTTTCACCCTTTTCGGTGCGGAAGATGACGGCACACGGAGTTGTGGCACGGAGTTTCGAGCGGATGCCGTCGTTCGCCTCACGCAATTTGATTTCTTCGGCTTTGACAGCCCAGAAAGTCATCACCACATTTTTCCACACACGGAAAATTTCATCCTGCGTCTTGTCTTTCGGTTCATAATCCGCACCGAAGAACTGTTGGGCGGTTTCTTTTTCATTGCCGTCATGGTCTGTACTTTTGTACACAAGGATCACGCCTTTCAGCCCGTTCACCAAATTTACAAACTGTTCTGAATTTAATCTGCTTGTTGCCATAATGATAAAGTATTAGTTACTACGCAAAAGTGCGTATTGCGGGCACTTCCGGAATCGAACCGGAAATCTCACATTGCTGCGAAATGTGGCAGCCATTGCCACGTGCCCATAACCCGCCCATGTATTTCACCCTACATGCGCGGGTTTTAATTCATTTCCGCAACTTTCTTAACGTGCCCTATAGTTTGCTCGCAAAAAAATACTATATTTGCAATGTTAAATGACAAATACCTGTAACTTCGCATCATGGCAAACGCTCGCTTACTCCAATTTCGACAAGACATTTCTTTGGCACGTCCCGGATCTTTTCCAATCCGGCAGATAACTTTAAGGTGAGGCATTTAGGCGTTTTGCCGAGCCGGGTATTGCGCATAGCATTGGCATATACATTTACCGGCGTCCCCTATACGGATAGTTTTTACCGTTACCGTGCATTTTATTCCGAGCGCACTGGGCGCAATTATGGCATTATTCTTACACGTCCTTTTTCATACAACTTGCACTCCCAAATTTGCGTGCTTTGTGTATGCGGTCTAAAAACACGTTTTTAGCCGTTCCAACTTGCTACATTGGTTTGTAGTCCTGCTCGGTGTGGTTATTTAACACCCTATTTAATCGCTCCAAAGCAAACAGGCGAATTTTTGATTTTCCAAGCCTCAAAAATAGGTTTCCCACAAAAAAGGCTTTTTGTTTCTCGCTCTTGGCGGTCTTTGTTTTTCTGTTTTTTAAATCTGTTTTTTAGTTATCTATTTTTTTTCTTTTTTTCTCCGTACTTGTTTGCCGTTTGTTTGGCTTTCGAGTACATGACTATTATAAAACTGTTTTTCAGAACTGCAAAACTTTTTGAGAATTTTTTTTTAGATTGTTTCAAAAACACCCCTTTTGCGAATATGGTACGCATACGCGCGAAGAGAATTATTAAACCATTGAATATCAATAATATATAAAATAATAGCTTTTGCGAAAAAAAAAATTTTCATTGCAAAAAACGAAAAAAGCCCGTTTCTATATGTATATTAAAATGAAAGTTTTACTATATATTTAATTATCAGTTGTATAGGTCTGAATAAATATCCAAATTAGATAAAAACAGAATGAAAAAATATATATTGCTTTCATTTTGTAACTAATAATAATAACAAAGTCTGTTTTATGTTTACTTTATATAAAAGTAAAACGAGTAATTTATTGTAAATCAATACAGTAACAATTTTAAAAAGAATCGGGTGGGTGTACTCCAAGGTGCGGATTCGATTTCTATCCTCGGGGCATTTTTTCAAATCCCGTTTTTTTAAACGGCCCAATATGGGACCCTGCCATAAAATTGTAAGCGGACGTCAAAAAATATATAGTAACGGGACATGGACTTACAGCGGTTTTAAATACAATCATAACTGTTATTCCGGCATTTATAAGACATTCCCAAGCACAGATACACATACTTCCGGTTTTCATGGATATACAGACTTTCAGAAGATTTTCGTTTCTTGTGGGTAAGGCCGATTTTGGGGAATACCGGAAATGGGGGTATAAATATATAGTGCCAAAGTATCCGGCTCTTGGTGTATATTCTTGATTGTACCGGTAAGAAACGGCTTATTGGATTCTGTAAAACAGCATGTTCAAATGGAATTTTCATCGGTAGGGATTACGCTGTAATAGTCTATTTATTAACCATATAGAATATATACGGAAATGCATGTGTATGATTCTTGACTTTTTTGTATGTTTTTTGTGATTTTGTATAAGAATCCTGAGAATTGGTGTTTAAACGCCTGTCTTTTTGCTGAATAATGTGTATATTTGCCATAATGTTTCTCTTGTGTATGAAACATGGCTTTTGAATGTTACAGGAAGGAAGCGAAGAAAAGGATGAATAATGAAACCATATCGTAGAAAGGATATCAGGAATATTCCGGGCGAACTCTCCATAAGCAAGGGGCTGGCCGTGTTCAATGAGGCAACATTGGAGACGGGACTTGTGGGTGATGTTTCCGGCGAGTGTATTTCAGTCCCGGTCAGGGTGACTGCGGACAAACAACTTCTTACGGACGATGTCGTAATGCCCTTGAAAGATTGCCGGGAGGCGGATACGGAACAGAAGATTGCGTTACAGCGTCTGTTGAACAAACGGCATCTGGTATGGGACAGGCGCAAAGGCGCATTGTCGGAATCGATGTACATACCCAAAGACGGGCAGCAGGTGAAAGTGAGTCTTTTGGACGAGCATGTCATATTGGGGGCGTTCAAGGAGATTGATAGGAAAGGGAATCTTGTGCTGTATTGCCTGATGGAGGAGGACGGCACCCTGCGTCATTCACTGCATGAGGAAATCGGCGTTGCGGAGAATTGGCAGATTACCCCGATAGGAACCAGTGCCCGCAGCCGGTTTGCCGATGCGCTGCACCGGGAAGGGATTGTATGGAACGGACGGCTGAAACGCCTTGAACCACTGGAAATACGTATTAACCGTGGAGGAAAATACTATTACCTGAATGATGTCCTGGAAATCTGTGAATGTAGGGACAGCAGCCGGCCGTCAGACAGAAAGCGCCTGGAATGCGGAAACTATTTCAGGGAGCATAAGGATGCCGAACTGGTGTGTGACTGTGTGCGCTCTATCGTCAAGCTGAACCGGGGCAAGGATGTCAGGCGATAACACGACAATAGGGGGAGAATATTATTCTATCGTTCTCTCTTTTAGGAATCTGAAGGGGAAGTGGCCTTTCTTTTTTTTGCTCTTTCCCTTATAAAAACAAAAACAGACGGCGATGCCGTCTGCTATCTATCTGTTTCTTTTTTGGTATCTTTTTTCTTTGCTCCAAAGAAAAAAGTATATCTACCATCTTCTTCTTGTATAATACTACTTATAGTATTGTTGCTACATTTGTAACACTTCTTGTGTCAGTTATCCGGTACATTTGTATCATCTTCAAGGTGAAAAACGGGATGTTCGGGGCGTTCCCTTCCGGTGCCATATTGGTTTCAATTTAGATATCTGTTGTCAGCCGTATATAACTACGGACATAAAAAAGAGGAGTGCACTTTTATTGAAGTGATAGTCTCTTTTCCATTTACTATGTTTATTGAGCAACTGTTTCAGGAAGCTAATGAAATAGTTTTGCAATATTAATGACAATACATCTTAACCTTCCGGTAATAGAAATATAATGGTTATTCTAGATTTTTGCACCAAAAATATTAGATATAAAAAAATAAACCATTTCTAAACAGGTATGAAAAGATTATTTATTGGTACAGTATTCGTGTTGGGAACTTTGTGGCAACTCCAGGCACAAGTGCGTAATGAAATTGTAATTCCACAAATAGGAGAGTATAAAACCTTGAAATGTGACTTCCACATCCATACGGTTTATTCTGATGGATTGGTATGGCCTACCGTACGTGTAGACGAAGCCTACCGCGAGGGTCTGGATTGCATTGCTCTGACCGAGCATCTGGAGTATCGCCCACACAAAGATATTAAAGCTGGACACGGCCGCTCGTGGGAAATAGCTTCAAAAAGTGCCAAGACTAATGATATCCTGCTGATTCGTGGTAGCGAGATAACCCGTCCTATGGCTCCCGGACACTTCAATGCTATCTTTGTGAAACAATGCGACTCGTTGGCACAAACCGGGTGGCGCGAATCTTTCAAACAAGCCAAAGCACAAAACGCCTTCTTTTTTTGGAATCATCCAGGATGGGACCGCCAGCAATCTGACACCACCCTCTGGTGGCCCGAACACACCGAATTGCTGGATAAGGGCTGTATGCAAGGTATTGAGGTGGCTAACGGAAAGGCTTACTATCCTGAAGCCCATCGCTGGTGCATGGAAAAGAAACTCACCATGATTGGCAATAGCGATATACACCAACCCATTCAAACCGACATTGATTTCTCTCGTGGCGAGCATCGTACCATGACCTTGGTGCTTGCCAAAGAGCGTAGTCTACAAGGCATACGCGAAGCCCTCGAAAACCGTCGTACCATCGTTTGGATAGATCATCTTCTTGTAGGCGATGAAGCCTATCTGCGCGAAATCTTCAATAAGAGTGTGGAGATTGTAAATATCAACCGCAAAGCCAAGTATTGTGATATCACTGTGCACAACCACTCTGATTTGACCTTCGAGCTTAAGAAAACCACCCATAAAAAGGAGTTGGAATACTTCCGCGAATACACCATCGCCCCACAAAGCCGTCATGACATCCGTATCTACTATCCAGAAGGTACCTCAAAAGGACAGATCAACTTCGAGGTGAGTAACCTCTTGATAGCTCCTGCCCAAGGCCTGCAGTGCAGCTATGCATTCTAAACAGATGAAGAGGTCTGAATCCAGACAAGCCCTTTACAACAAACTCCATTATATATGAATTTCCTTTCTAAGTATTATTGGTTGGGAGTATGTTTACTCATACTACCTTTGTCCGCATGTAGTGGCGATAGCAATGGCAGTGATACCTTGGCAGATGATCTCAATCTGCAAATAATCCTTCCTGACAATGTAGATATAATGGCAGGTGGCGAGTTTAAATTCCGACTATCGGGTGATGGGACCCTGCAAACTTCTGATCGTATCATCCTTGAATCTGCCGAAGGAATCTCTTATGTATGTCCCCCCTTGCATATCACTACCGAGAGTTTCGGTGTGGTACTTCCATCAGAATGTATCACGGCCTGCTATAAGGTCTATGTAAAACGGGCCGACCGAAAGAAACAGCTAGGTAGCTGTCATATCAATGTAGTAGCTTCTAACATCGACTTTAAGCCACAAGCTACCAGTACCATATATGGCACCGTGACCGCCAGAGATGTAGGCATATCCGGCGTAGTAGTGTCGGATGGTGTAGAAGTGGCTGTCACCAATGAGGTTGGTATCTATGAGTTGGCTTCACAGAAAAAGAATGGAGTGGTGTTCGTCTCCATTCCATCGGGATATGAGGTAGAGAGCGATGGAATCTTGCCCCTCTTCTTTCAAAAGCTGAGAAGTGATGCCGGCACCTTAGAACGAACCGACTTTAAGTTGACCAAGGTGGAAGGACAGGATAACTTCAATCTGTTTGTGCTGGGTGATATGCACCTGGCCAACCGTACCAAAGATGACGATCAGTTTCTGGACTTCTGCAAAGACTTGAATGCCATGCGTCAATCCATGACAGACCAACGTACGTATGCTCTCACCTTAGGAGATATGACTTGGGATTTATATTGGTATAAAAATCATTATGCCTTGCCCGAATATCTCAGTACCATGAATGCTCAATTCAAAAATCTGCAGGTGTTTCACACCATAGGCAATCATGACAACGATTATAAAACTACAAGTGATGCTGAAGCTGAGGGAATCTACCGCAGTCTGATAGCTCCTACTTACTATTCTTTTAATATCGGGAAAGTACACTTCGTCGTGTTGGACAATATCGATTGCGATGCTTATGATGGTACTACCGACCGTAACTACAAAAAAAGCCTCAGTGCCCAGCAACTGACTTGGCTCGAAAAAGACTTGAAGTATGTGTCGATAAATACTCCCATCATCATGGCTATGCATGCACAGGTATATTATCCACAAGCCAATGGTTCATACAAGATCGACCACGATGCGGTGAGCAGCAACCAACTCTTCAGTCTGCTCAAGGGGCGTCAGGTGCATTTTGTAACGGGACACACCCACCTTAGCTTCAACGTAACTCCCGAAGCTGACATCACGAATGGAGAAGAATTTTATGAGCACAATAGCGGTGCTGTATGCGGTTCATGGTGGTGGTCAGGCTATCTCACCCCTGGTATTCACATCAGCCCCGACGGTACACCGGGTGGCTATGGTATTTGGGTGGTGAATCAGAAGCAGATAAGCTATCAATATAAAGCTATCGGACGAGATATCAATCATCAGTTCCGTACTTATGATCTCAATCAAGTGCACTTCTCGAATGCTGATGTACCTTTGATGACAAGTGCGAGCAGTACGGTACAGGACAAGTTTGCCGAATACACCAGCGCTTATCCTGTCATTACCAACAACGAGGTGCTTATCAATATCTGGAACTGGAATCCCCGCTGGACCCTCACGGTGACTGATACCAATGGGAAGAAGTTGGACTACACTGAGACATGGGCCTACGACCCCTTGCACATAGCTGCCCTCAGCGTAAAGCGCTTTAATGCGGCTGCTTTGCAAAGTATCCCCAGTTTCGTGACCGAGAAGTTTACCCATTTCTTTAAGGTAAAGGCCGACGATGCCAAGATTGATCTCCGCATACAAGTGACCGATGAGTTCGGACATACCTACACCCAGGAGATGGAGCGCCCGCAAGCCTTCAGTACCGATGTTTATCAGAATTAAATCATTATCTTTATAAACATGAAAATGAAAGTAAAACAACTCCTGCTGTTGCTTCTCTTCTTGAGCAGTGTATGTATACTAAAAGCACAGCAAAAAAACGTTGCGGGCCAAGTGCTCGAAGCCAACAACCAACCGTTGGTAGGTGTAACTGTCATGGTAGATGGTACCACCTATGGCACCATCACCGATGCTGATGGTAAGTTCACACTATCGATTGATGGTAACCAGGCCGATATCAATTTATCGTATGTGGGATACCTCACAAAGAAAATGCAGATAAGAGCCGGACAGAAAAGTCTGGTAATCTATATGCAGGAAGATGCTATCATGCTTGATGAAGCGGTAGTGATAGGCTATGGTACACAGAAAAAAGTAAACCTGACGGGTGCCGTGGCTACTATCGATAATAAAGCGCTCGAGAACCGTGTGTCACACTCCATTAGCAACATGCTTCAAGGAGCGGTGGCTGGTCTTAATGTGAGTACCTCATCAGGTGTACCGGGTAGCTCGGCCAGCATCAATGTACGCGGTGTGACTAGCATCAACGGAGCCTCTCCCCTGGTTCTGATTGATGGAGCCGTAGGCGATATCAACCGGGTAAATCCGATGGATGTAGAGAGCGTATCTGTCATTAAGGACGCTTCTGCCGCTGCTGTATATGGGGCCCGTGCTGCCTTTGGTGTGATCTTGGTAACGACCAAAAGCGGTAGCGAGCAAAAGGGTAAGGCTACCGTACGCTATAGTGGACGCATGGGTTGGGAAACGTCTACCACTTCGACCGATTACGAAAGCAGAGGTTACTGGTCGGTTTATATGGTAAACACATTCCTCAAGGCTAACTCGGGCAATAATTACGTGAACTACAACGATTACGATATGCAACAGTTACTGGCTCGTGTGAATGACGAGACCGAGCACCCTGACCGTCCTTGGGTAGTGACCGAAGAACGCAATGGACGTAAACTGTGGCTTTACTATGGTAACTACGACTGGTGGCATATGATGTATAACGACAACCGTCCAGTACAGCAGCATAGCATCTCTCTGAGCGGTGGTACCAAAGATGTCAAATACATCGTATCCGGGTTGTACGACTATCAAAAGGGCATGCTAAAAGAAAACCCCGATGTATTTCGCAAGTACAACCTGCGCTCTAAAATCGACTTCCGTATCAATAAGTATGCGACGATGACCAATAATACTTCTTTCTATGCTTCGCAATACACCTTTCAAGGTGATGGTGGTGTAGAAAATACCATTGCTTACAATAATGCCCATGCTTTGGCTTGCTTTCCCATGAAGAATCCTGATGGCTCGTGGCTTTACAAGACTCCTCTTATTACTAATGGATATGGTGTAGGTAATGGCCGCCACATTTTGGTCGGCGAAGGATCGCACCGCAATGTAAACCGCAATAGTGACTTCTCGAACACGACCCGTTTGGTCATTACCCCTTTCAAGCAACTCAATCTGACGGCCGATTTTACTTATCGTCAATATCAGGCACGCAATACCAGCCGTTCTAACAATCTTTGGTATCGAGAGTATCCCGATGCGGAACTCACCTCGTATGCTACAGGAGCCGGTGCCAATCGCTTGGATGAAGCGGTGAATACAAACCAATACTACTCAATCAATACCTTTGCCAATTACGAAGATACCTTTGGTGGCAAGCATCACGTCAGTGCCACCGCCGGTTTCAACTACGAAACCCTGCGCAACAAGAAGGTGTCGGGTTGGGGTGAAAACCTGCTTTCAACCAACCTAGACGACTTAAATCTGGTAGGTCAGAACTCGGCCGGCGAAGTTATCACCGGTGTAGGCGGCGGACAAAACGAATATGCCTTGGCCGGTGTGTTTGCTCGTTTAAACTACGATTATAAAGGTCGTTATTTGGCCGAAATAAGTGGCCGTTACGATGGTACTTCACGCTTTGCCTCGGATAGCCGTTGGGGCATATTTCCTTCAGGTTCTATTGGCTGGCGTATCTCCGAAGAAAAGTTCTTCGCGCCTCTACGTTCGGTAGTAGATAACTTGAAGTTGAGAGCCTCATTCGGTAGCTTGGGCAATCAGAACGTATCTTCTTACTACACCTTCTTACGTTTGGTTTCCGTGAGCAACTTCGGAGGTTATTCTTTTGGCGAGGGTAGCGCGATGGCCAAATACTCTTCGCTCGGTGCACCTATCGCCAGCGACCTCACTTGGGAGACTTCACAACAATGGGACTTTGGTGCTGATATCACCCTCTTCAACAATCGCTTGGATATAACCGTAGATGGCTACGTGCGCAATACCCTCGACATGCTGACCGATGGCATACAGCTTCCTGCCGTATATGGTGCCACTATACCTCAAATGAATGCAGCCGACCTCCGTACCAAGGGTTATGAACTGTCTGCTACCTGGCACGACCAGTTTATGCTTGGCAAACGTCCCTTGGAGTACAGCATTGGCTTCAACCTGAGTGACTACCGCAGCCACATCACCAAGTATGACAACAAAGACAAGACCTTTGCCAAAGACTACTACGAAGGCATGCGTCTGGGCGAAATCTGGGGCTTTGAAATCGATGGCCTCTTCCAAAGCAACGAAGAAGCCGCAGCTTATGCTGAACAAGTGGATTTGAGCTATGTAAACAAAGGCTTGACAGGTGGATGGCAAGCCGGCGACGTGAAGTTTGTCGACCTCGATGGCGACGGTAAGATTGGTATAGGTGCCAATACCGTTGACAACCCTGGCGACCGCAAGGTGCTGGGTAACTCATTGGCCAGCCTGCAATATGGTATCAAGGGTAGTCTTCGTTGGAATGGTATCGACATCGCTGCTTTCTTCCAAGGGACGGGAAACCATTATTGGTATCCCGGTACCGAGAATATGACATTCTGGGGCCCCTTCTCTCGCCCTTATTGTACTTATATGCCCGATGATATCATGGATCGTGTCTGGAGCGAAGACAATAGAGATGCCTACTTCACACGTCCTATGGCTTACTCGGCTTATAGTGGTCCGCTGAGCAAGGTAAACAACCGTTACCTGCAAAACCTGCGTTATTTGCGCTTCAAAAACCTCACTGTGGGCTACACGATTCCTGAAAGCATCACTCGTCGTGTAGGCGTCGACCAGATACACTTCTACTTCTCCGGCGAGAACCTCTGCTACTGGTCGCCTTTAAAGAAGAATAGTAAATATATCGACCCCGAAGCCGCCTTCGGTCGTAGTGGTCGTTACAACAATGCCTACTATCCATGGTCCAAGACTTACATGTTTGGTGTGGATGTGACGTTCTAAATCTTAGCATACAATGTCTTTTTTAAAATAAAACTTATGAAACGATATATCTTATTAGTAGCAGCCACCTCGATGCTCACTTTCAGTGCTTGTAACGACCTGCTCGACTTGGAACCGCTTGATAAAATCACACAAAGCAATTACTTCAAGACCGAAAGTGACCTTCAGCTCTTTACTAACCCCTATTATAACAACTTGCTTGATAAGGCTCCATTCGATGATCAGAGTGACCTTTATGTGGGACAAACACTTTCTGATGTGATGATTGGCGGTAATAAACGCCTTGTGCCTGCCAGTGGTGGAGGATGGTCTTGGACCGACCTTCGCCGTATGAATACCCTGCTGGCAAATGCCGACCAATGTACCAATGCTGATGCGGCTCTGCGCTACAAAGCACTGACCCGCTTTTTCCGCGCCTTCTTCTATTTTGAAAAGGTGAAGCGATTTGGTGATGTGCCTTGGTATGATACCGAACTTGGTTCGGGCGATGCAGCTCTTTACAATCCACGTGATTCACGTGAACTGATAATGACTAAAATGATAGAGGATGTAGACTTTGCCATCAAAAACCTGCCCGATGAGAAAAAAGAGAAAAGCGCTCCCTATCGTGCTACACGATGGGCAGCCATGGCTCTTAAAGCCCAATTCTGCCTTTATGAGGGAACTTACCGTAAGTACCATGGTCTAAACCTCGAAGGACATGATTATGCCTACTATCTGGAACAGAGTGCAGCAACTGCCAAGGAACTTATGGAGAACGGTCCTTACAAACTATACGACAACAATAAACCCGAGAGCGACTACTTGAACCTCTTCTGTGCCGAAGATGCTAACAAGGATGAGTATATTCTGGCCATCAAGTTCAGCTACGAACTCAAGATATACCATAATGCCACCGCCCATGCCCTGATGTCAACCCAAGGCCGTCCTGGACTTACCCGCAAATTCGTCAATACTTATTTGATGAGGAGCACGGGTAAAGCCTTTACCGACCAACCTGGCTGGCAGACCATGTCGTTCATCGATGAGATGAAGGATCGTGACCCACGTCTGGCACAAACCATCCGCACACAGGGATACAAACGTATCGGTACCACCACCGTATTGTCTCCCGACTTGATGACCAGTGTAACCGGTTACCAACCTATCAAATACGTGCAAGATCCTAAAGCGGCAGGCGGGCAGGTTGACCGTGCTGGTTTCTCCACCTGCGACCTACCCGTATATCGTTTTGCCGAAGTTTTGTTGAACTATGCTGAGGCTAAAGCTGAGTTAGGAACCTTGACGCAAGACGATTTGGACGCCAGTATCAACCTTCTACGTGACCGTGCAGGCATGCCCGATCTCAAGCTGGTCGATGCTAATGCCCACCCCGACCGCTACTTGTCTTCGGTAGAAACAGGTTATCCCAATGTAACGGGTGACAATCAAGGTGTAATCTTAGAAATCCGTCGCGAACGTGCCATCGAGCTCACTGAAGAAGGCTTCCGCTTTGACGACCTCGTGCGCTGGAAAGCGGGTTATTGCATTGACCAACCCATTACTGGTATGTATTTTGAGGGACCTGGCAATTATGACCTCACCGGTGATGGCCAAGCCGATGTTGTGCTTTATGCCAAAGGCACAGCCAAACCCAGCACTACAGCAACTCAGGTTTATGAGATAGGCAAGGAGATCTTCTTGACTGAGGGTACTCACGGCTATATTGACTACCATCACAACATCAGTCGTACCTCCTTCAACGAAGGTCGCGATTACCTTTATCCCATCCCTACAGATGAGCGTTCGCTCAACCATAGTCTGACACAAAACCCAGGTTGGGTCGATGGCTTGGATTTCTAATATAACAACAAGTAGTAAACTTTAGCATATCAAGTTATGAACATTCAATCAAAAGCATATACATTCATTACCCATTGCCTGATTCTGCTACTAGGGGTAAACACGCTAGTTGGTTGTAGCGACGAAGACACCCCCATGGCCAAGGCTGTACTGGCTAGTGCCAACCTTCTGAATTTTAGTGGTACCAGCGCCAGCGAGAAAATGGTAACCGTATATAGTGATGCCACGTGGACGGTGGATGCTCCCGATTGGGTACATGTGGAGCCTACCACCGGAAGTGGTACTACCGATGTAACTATCCGTGTAGACGATAACCTGCGCGATGGCACACTCGATAATCCTCGTAATGCTTCTCTCGTGTTTCATGGCACTACGAAATCCAGTCGTGCCGAAGTGGAGATTAACCAAGATGGTGATAAATATCGTGATTGCACCGACTATACTATGGATCAGCTGGATGCACTGGCTAATGAAGCTGTGGTATCGGTGTCCAAAGCCATTGTGATGACGGCTACCGAGGATGGATTCATCGCTACTGATGCTACAAGCAATGGTAGCTATGTGTGGATGCAAAGCACCACTCCTGTAAGTGTAGGTAATGTGGTAGCCATTAAAGGAACCAAGTTGACCGATGCCCAGCAGCTAAGCTATGTAGCTTGCGATGAAGTAACCATCAAAGCACCGGGTACTCCCCCCGCCACTCCGCAGGCTACAGATATCACCCAACAGATTGACAGCTATGAAGCTGACACACGCACCTATATCAGTGCTACTGGTGTGCTTAATGGAAACGCCCTCGGCATCGAAGGCGCTACCTATACTTTGAGCCTAATTAGTACTCCTGCCCATATCGACCTGGCATCGCTCAATGGTCATAAACTTAAAGTGGAAGGATATTATGCAGGTATTGCTGCCCCTATCATAAAACTGATGCTGGGTCAAGTAACCGACCTTGGGGTGGATGAAGTAATATACTACAGCGAAGACTTTGAGTGGTTGAGTCCATGGGTGGAACAGAGTGGTGCCGGTAGTCAAGTGGATGACGGCAAGACGGGCACTCCTGCAGCAACCGCTCCTCAAATCTACAACGAGGGCAACTTGATTGATGGCCAACGCGCTATTGACGCACTGGAAGCTCGAGGCTATAGTTTCGAACTTACTCCCATGGCTGCCGGACAGGTTTATCTGCAAAAGAATTATCTGAAATTTGGCAAGACAAGCTACCAAGGTGGCATCAATCTGCCGGCTTTGAAAGAGGTACCCCTGGGGGAAAAAGGAACCCTTACCTTTGATTGGGCCCCCATGGTAGGTGGATCACACAAATTCGACCCCGTGTCGGTAACCGTAACCGTAACGAATGGCGATGAAACTATAACCTACGGTCCCTTTACCCACTCATTCGTAGATGTGGAAAGCGATCTTGAATGGCTACATGTAGAAATCAAAGACATCGATATCAATAACACTACACGTATCAACATTAAAGGTGAATCAACCAGTAAATACCCCCGTTGGTTCCTTGACAATTTGAAATTAGTGAAGGCTCGGTAATCTTGCTTATCCGATACCACACAGCCCCACTTTTCTGACGATGGGAAGTGGGGCTTTCTATATCTTGCCGATCACTAAAAGCATTAGGTAATGAAGCTGTAATTTAGACACAAAATATATCTTGAAACAAAATAGGAAAATTTTATTCCCTTGTTCAAAACAATAGGAAAAAGAATCGAATATTGTGGTTAGACCTCAAAGAGCATATTTTTTTATGATATAGCGGAGTGTGTGATTTATGAAGTTTGTAAGAGTAATTGAAGTTTATGAACATTTATGGGGTGTCAAGGAGCTGGATAAAGAGTTTGATGAGTTAACTTCATCGTTTGAGAAATGGAACGATGTAGATTAGGAGATCTCGGAGGTCATACGAGATACATTTGTGGATGTGGATGAGTTAAAAGAATTAATTTTTAGAATTTTCCTATACGAAAAAATTGGATGACTTGGTTCTTTATACAGGGAGTAAAAGGGGAACATTACCTTCCCCTTTTACCATTTTAAATACAAACTTCCTTTCATTATTAAGACCACAGTTTTACTTTCGTTTTTGGACAGGCTCTTATTTTTCCATATGACTCTTTTTAGGTCAGACATGTTCTATACTTTTGCCCGTCCTCCTTCCAGCGGTAAACCTCCTTGTCAGAGACGGACATCACAGTTCTTTTTTCCACATCAAACACCTGTCGGCAGAATGCCTTGGTACAAAAGGATGTTTTCAGTTCCGCCAGTATTCTCACGAGCCTGTCATAAGCATGCATGTCCCAGAGATAATCATACATTCCGCCAAGTGGCACCCGTTTAAGCAGCCCCATGCATGTTGCCTTCTTCACGCATTTATCAAAAAGGCGCGAACCGATCTCCATGCTCTCCATATGATACCGTTTGCTACGCAAAGTGTCATATCCCTTCTCCCGCAGACGTGTGCGGTCCGCCATGTACATCATGAATATGACCTCTTCCGGTGGAAATGCTCCCACCAGTCCGCTGAAGCATTTCAGAAACGGTATCACGGCCGCTTTTTTTTCATTATCTTCTTTCATGGCGCGCTATTTCCTGGAAACGTCCGTTTGTGAATTTCCCGCTTCATCATCCCTTATTGCGGGATTGACATAGAAGTGGCATATTTTGCCGTTTCGCATCGGTTTATACACGGAGTAACCCAGTTTCCTAGCATAACGTCCCACGGAAACCCGGTTGGCGAACTTGCCGGTATGTTCCGTCAGGTGTGCCGCCATCTCCTCGACGGTCATTCTGCTTTTTAATTCCATATCATTGCTTTTATTTGGTTTCATGGTAAGGATAGCCATGACTGGTGCAAATTGTTTTCAATTGATATGAATTAATAAGAGACGGCCATGAAATCGGCACGGAGGAATTAACGGGTTATATTTTAGCCTCATTCACGGAGCCGTCTCCTGACTATTTCTCCATCAGCCGGCAGATCTCCCGTATCGTACCGGCATTCCGTTCGTCCAGCCACTCCCTGGCCACGTTCCAGGAGAGCGATTTGCTGAATTTCAGGTTCTCCTTTGTGATGGTGTGATATGACAGTCTTCCTTCCGTAGGTTTGAGTCCGATGGAGTGCAGCCCGCATAAGCCGTCCCGGAAAAATGTACATCTTCCGGCTTCCTGCTTGGCCTGTACCATTGGTACAATGCCCGGAATTTTTCCATGCAACAATCCCACAGCCCATCCGGTGGGTGCCAGCCTCTCCTTATATCCGGCTTTCAGTAGCCGCAGGATATCTTCCGGTGTACCAAGGCACGGGGTGTGGCATTGCCGCCTGCATAGCGGACAGCGGCATTCCACCGGACGCCTTCCTGTCTTGCGGATTATCCGCTGTAATGCTGTCTCCATCGTTATGCGCCCGGTAAATGGTATTCCGGATTCTTTTTCCGCCATAACTCTATGATACATTCACGGCCGGCCTGCGTCCAACGTTTTGTCGAACCGAAGGTATATACCTTTCCCCGGCTGTTCTCCCATGTGTAGGGGACATCACATTGCCATGCCCGGCAGGAGGGGAAGACCACCCACTGCCGTTTTTCGTACTTGCAGATTCCTTCCTCGGCAAGAAACTGATGCAGCTGTCGCGGGGAGATACCGAGCTCGTCGGCGATACGTGTGCTCTTGAACCAGTCCCTGTTCTCGATGAACTCCTCGTAGAAGACAATTTTGGGCATGGAGTCGCGCACCACTTTCCGTAGTTCCCGGATCAGTTCCTTTGCCGCCTCCATATCTTGCGGCATGGGACAATCCAGGCAAGGCATATTGGGGGGCGCCGGCTTCGGATGTTCACGAATGGCGGTTGTCGGGCGTTTCATGGACAGCCTTTCGATAGCTTCACCACACCATTCCGCCAGGGACAGGTCTTCCGGTGCGACCCACCGGGCCAACGGTATGATAAGGGGGGATTCCAGCCAGGTCGCCCCATGTCCACGTCCACGCGTGGTGAAGATTTGCGACTCATACTTTCCGGTACGTCCGTTACCTGCCATCTCCCTGCGGAGCATATCTGTAGAGGCAATGCGGAGCCACTCGGATGGAATCTTCCCGAAATGCATCGTGATCTGTGTGGCGTTGACCATCAGCTTGTCACCGATGCGCCGGAATGTGACAGGAAACCCTTCCATGAAATGAAGGATTGTGTCATTCTGGACCGCGGAGTGCAGATCATCAGACTCCAGTTCCAGAAGCTGGTTGCCCCATGCCTCCAGCTCGTCGAGCATGTCGCGGGGTATAATAGTCTCCTTGCGCACCGTCCGCAAAAGCCTGCGCATATCGATAGGCCGGAAACTCCACTGCTCCCGTCCGTTCTTCCGGAAACTGATCCTCAATGCCGTCGGGCAGATACGGGCGATGGCCCCGTCTTCAAGCAGCTCGCTCCGTTTAAGTATGTTACATACGTCCATGGCACAGATGTGCAGATGGCCGCTGTGGTTTCGGGAAACCCGTATGTTCCAGTCCCGAAACGGAATGTTCCTATTCTCTCTCATAATCATTTCCTCCTTTCTTTTTGTTGTCAGATTTATGTTTATTCTCAAGCAAGGCCCGCTTGTGGGCCATTTTGCGCACCGGATAGTATGTACGTTTCTCACCGCAAAGGGCATCATAATCCTTCAGCATCAGCGTGCCAAGGTCGGACAGTTCGATCTCGACATCCGGATGCAGATGTCTGAAATAGAGCCCGCCGCTGCATACGTACTTGCCCGTGCAACAAAATGAAATGGCCTGCAAGTTGCCTTTTGTCAGTTCCGCCGCACTATGTAGCGAGCGCGTAATGGCGACAAGAACCTGTGCCCCGTTGAAAATGAGCACCATTTTTGGCCGTTTAAATGTACTACGTCTCATGTTGTCCTAATATTTGCGTTAATTCCTCCTTTGTAAATCTAAGGCCGGCAGTCTGTACCAGCCAAGTGTCTGAAACGGTAAATCCACCGGACAGCAATTCGGACATGCGCTCCAGAAGGTAGGCACCGAATGCAGGATCGATGTAAACGACAAATAATAGAGCCAGACATTCATCAATTAACAGATGTCCCGACGCCTCGTCACGGATAACCATGTTTTCCTTGTCTATTCCGTAAACATCCGTCAGCGCTGTTATCCAATGATGGAAAGAGGTGCGGAAGTCACGGACGTTGTGCCGGTGTGCGTCTCCTCGGGCCCGGATAAAATGTGTTGCGTCGAAATAGACCGGTCCGTCCTCCTGTGACGTTCCAAAAAGCAAATCGGGGAATTCCCTGTACCGGACTGTCCGGCAGGGAATCTTTTCTTCTTTCATGTTCTTTTTTCCATTGTTTTCAAATTTGTATTTAACATTGTGCAAATATATATCTTTTTACGGTGAAATATCACAAAAAATAAGACTGTTTTTCGTTTTTATTCAATTGATTATCGTTGATAATAAGCGATTTACGGAAAATTCAAATCGAAATATCTATATATTTGGTTGTGTTATTTCGTTTTGCAAATCAAGCATTAAGAAGCCTGTTTTTCATATACTTTTTTTTGTACAAAACTTCTCTCCCGCCTGCTCTCTACTCTTTAGGTAAAAAAGCAAAAAAAAATATGGTGACATCGGACAATTCATTCAACGGGGAGCTTTTGGAGAGCATATTCAGGACTTCCAAGAAAACCATTCAGGAGTATGTCCGCGAAATCGAACGCAACAACCGCTACCGTTCATGCCGCCAGGATATAAGTTCAGGATACATCCTTGATGACCGTGCCAGGCTCATTGACCTGTACGAGGCCTGCCTGCAGCAGGATGCGCATATACGGTCGGTGGTTGAAACTTTGGAGAGCCAGATACTCGGCGACCGTTATATGCTTGCGCATGTGAACGGGAAAGGGAAATATACCAAAGACGTGGTGAACTCGCAAAAGATACAGGGCTCGCAATTTGACAAGATAATCAAGGGTATCGTGGAAGCCAAGCTTTACGGGTATACTTTACTCGAAATCATGCCGTATGTTGATTCCGGAACAGGCAGGTTGGCGGAAGTCAACATCATCGAACGGCGCAATGTATTGCCGGACCAGAGAGTTGTACTGAAAAGGCAGGGTCTATGGGAGCCGCATTGGGATTTGCGCAATCCGGCCTACCGCCGTTGTTATGTGCTGGTAACCTCGGGTGACCTTGGGCTTTTTTCTGCCACAACGCCATTGATACTCGCCAAAAAGTTCACGGTGGCCAATTATGTTAACTTCTCCCACACCTACGGACAACCGATCATTCATGGAAAGACGGTCAGTGAGAGCAATGCCGACCGCAAACGGCTGGCCGGTGAAATAGCCAATGCGGCGCAGAACAAGGTCGTGGTCACCGGCATCGAGGATGAGGTGGACATCAAGACCTTCACCATGTCCAATTCGGAAAAGATATATACCGGACTGATTGACTTTGTCAACAAGGAGGTTGCCAACCTTGTGCTCGGTTCCGAGTCCATGGCCGGAGGGATGCAGTCGTATGTGGGTTCTACAAAGGCGCATCAGGATATTTTTCGTGACCGTATCGAGGTTTACCGCAGATATATCGAGAATGTCATGAATGAGGAGATAATCCCCCGGCTGGTAGCCATCGGATATATTCCTGCAGGACTGGAATTCAGGTATTCAAACCGGATAGAGATGAATAACGAGGACCGTATCAGGCTCTATTCGCTCATTACAGAAAAATACGAGGTTGCGGCTGACGAAATCGAGAAGGAGTTCGGAATCAATGTGGGCAAGCAGCTTAATGCCATCCCGGTTATGGGGCTTGAAGCGGATGGCGGCCGGTACATTCCCGGCCATAACGACCGCGGTATCATGTCAGACGAAGAGTATTTCCGGCGTTACGGGCATCCCCGGGGGAGTAAGGTTGAAAATTTTTTGCGGGGAACGGAGTGATGGCCCGGCTTCCGTTCCCAAACGGTGTTCCATATGGAGCCGTCAGGGCGTCCGCTTCTCAGGAATCCGGTACGGAAAAGGAGTACCGTGTCATATTTGAGGCATTCCGCAGGTTCATTCTCCACTACGAAAACAGTGCCGAACGCCTCGATATTATGGAGGACATCATCACTTTGCGTGCTTCTTTCCTGATAGACAAAGCGTTGACTGGTTTACGTATTGACCTGGACCGTGCATTGGAGATTCTGAGAAACCATAATAGCTTTACGACGGAGAGAGAGCGGCTGCAGCGTGACATTCTCATCGCTGCCATAGACAACCTGGTTGATTTTGCGGCGGCCGAAGAGTATGCGATGTTCAAGGATATGCCTGAGACAGTGGATGAACGGGATATGGAGACATACGGGGAGATATGCCGCCGGTATAACTTTATTTATGCGGAGAGAGAGAACAGCCAGGTGCTTTTCGCCGCTTCGATGGCGGCATGGTGGCTCACGGTGGATACGGACACGGTGCTGACCTATATGACGCAGGGAGACGAACGGGTGCGGGCGTGGCATCTGTCCCTCGAGGGGCTCTCGTACCGCAAATCGGAATTCCCGCCGGAGTTGATACCGCCCATTGAGTGGGGATGCCGTTGTTTTCTGGTAGCGGACGGGTTCGCCGCGGTACGGGCTGCACTGCCCGTTCCGGAAAATTACGGGAAGAGGATCGATCCTGTCTTCCGGGAGAGTCTGGCCACGGGTGGACGCATTTTTTCCAGGGCACACCGCTATTTCGATATGCCGCTGCCGGAGCACATGACCAAAATTGTAAAACGGATAAAAGAAAAATTTCATGCAAAAGATAACACTCGATGAATTTTGCACCCATTGGGTGAGGGAAAGGGGAAAGGGAGGCTGGGATCCGTTCCTGCCCAGCCGTCTGGCGGGTAACACGTTTGATTTTGCCACCGAGGCCGGACAGTACAGCCGGCGGCAGTTTCTTGCCTCCTTTCCCTCGGGAGGTTTCTGCGGCGGCACATGGACGCCACGTACCTCCCGTTGGGGGCGGAAGTTTACACATCCGGTCATGAATGACACGGGAGCTCTTGCCGCAGGTATCAAGGGAGAAGCGGACAGGACCGATATCAGGGGGCGGCGCAGCGACGGCAGCCGGATATTCCGTAAAGGGGCCCGCTACTCAATATGGACTACCGAGAAGAGCATTCCGATTAAGGGCAAACGGGGACGCAGCAAGAACCGCTACGGGCACTATGCCGCCGTACACAATACCGACTCGAAATTTGGTCTGTACACCGTAAACCAGCATTCTTCACGGCGTCCCGTACACCGCCAGTTCATAGGTTTCTCCCCGAAGATAGAGGATTACATCGCTGATAATTTTATGGATATGATTTTTAAAGGATTCCCGGGCGTATGATAAAGGACAAGCATTCCGTAGGACAACCGCATCAACCGGCTCCCGTGCAGGAAAGCCTGCCGGAAGAAGTGTCCGAAAATCCGTTTGTGAACATGTATCAGGCGGTGAAGCGGGCCATACAGACCATAAAAGAGGACCCGGACGATCCGCTCTCACCTCCCTTTTTCAAGACCATAGCCATTGACAACGGACAGTTCGCCCGTATCGTACGTGGGGAAAACACGGAATATGAAACCGTTTTTCCGGCCGTCTTTATCCATTTCGTCAACGTGAGGTACCTGGTGCAACAGCAGAGAATCGGCGAGGGGCGCGCCACCATGCGTGTACGCTTCATTCTTAATACGCTCAACAACGGGGACGAGGATAGGGAATGCGAGTCATTCATCGTATTCCAGAGGCTGAACGTGGCCATTCAGGATGCCAAGAACAGGGAACCCGCCCTTAACGAACGGTGTAACCTGACCTATTTTGACATGCCGACCACCACTAATATGCTCCAGGCGTATTGGGTGGACTATGAGGTATGGTTCCGGGAGTCTTCCGCATGGAAATACAGGGACTGGGTAAAGCGCTATCTGGTCATGCCGCCTTTCACGCAGCATGGCGATGCGCCGCAGCATGACGGCGGCGGGCACGGCTATCACCCTGAACCGGGCTATGATAAGGCGACAGGATTCAGTCAGGCGGTGGAAACAGGCGTACATGGCGGAAACAAGGATGAGATTTCCGGCATTTGATGGTGGGGCCTTGCACATTCACGGCATGGGTATCAAATGTCATTATTCCGGGAAGTAAGTCCCGCTACCATATCCAAATGTCTTGTAAAATGATCTTAAAGTTGCGTGGCGTGCAGGTGGACAGCCCGTCCGGAACTGTTTTTAACCCATAATCTTGTCTAACGCCTACTCTTCCATAAAAAGAAAAACATGAGTACAGAAGAATTGCAATATGTGGTGGGTGAAGCAAAAACGGGTGAACCTGCCGTTATCCGTTTCTTCGGCCGCGTAACGGAAGAAACCACCTCCCGGTTCAATGACGAGTTCGACTTTCTTGAAAATATTATCCGTCCATCCTGTATCCGCGTGTTAATCAATTCGGAAGGTGGCAGTGTCCTTTACGGCATGTCCACTTATTCCACCATCGCCAATGCCAAAGTGGACACAGAATGTGTCATCGAGGGCGTGGCGGCGTCAATGGCTTCCATTATCTGGGCTGCGGGCAAACGTTCCCTTATGCGGGACTACGCCATTTTAATGATCCATAATCCTATACTGCCGGACAATGACGGGGAAGAGCCTTCGGACATGCTGTTGGCTTTCACCAGGCAGATAGAAACGATTTATCGGAAAAGGTTCGGTTTGACCAAGGAGCATGTGCGCGCCATTATGGACGGGCAGGTCGGCAAGGACGGGACTTATTTTGATGCGCAGGCTGCCGTAAAAGCGGGCATCATTCCATCAGAGAACATTATTCGTACATCGAAGCAGCTCTGTCGCAAAGTACATGACGAGATTGCCGGACTGGCGGACACGGCGGCCATTCAGGAGTTGATGGACCGCGTCAGTGAGGGGAATAAACCTTTTGAGGATATTTTTCCTACTCTTACAGAAACAGAAAACGATATGGCAAACGAAAACAAGACACAAGGTTTTGAGTACGGGGCGATTGCCGCCTCGCTGGGCATGAAGGACGGAGAAGTCAAGGACGTGATGGCCCGTATCTCCGAACTGGCAGCGATGGAACCTAAATACAAAGAGGTGCAGAAAGCCCTGAGTGACGCACAAACGGTCATAGCCGGTAAGGATGCTGCAATCCGGAACTTGCAGAAAGATCTGTCCGCTGCTACGGCACGTCTCTCCACTTACGAACAAAAGGAGAAGGACGAGAGGACATCCCGCATCGAAACGCTGGTGGAGAACGCCATTGGCGAAGGCAAGATTGACCGTGAGGCAAAAGCGCAATGGGTGGAGATGGCGGAGGCCAACTTCGAGTTGGCGGAAAAAACACTGGCTTCCATCCCCGCGCGTGAGATCATCTCCAAAGAAATCGCCAATGACCCGGCCAACATCCAGGCCACGGCGGAGGCGACCAAGACGGCCGAGCAGATGATGGCCGAGAAGGTGGCCGAGGTAGTCGGTGCGGATTTCAAGTTCCGCAAACTCTGACAGGCAGACATCCGATCTTAATTGACATGCCGGAGGCCGCAGGCCTCGCGCGGAAACACAAGTATCCGCCAGTCGGCCGAGTTTCACATTTCAACGGAAAAACTTAAAACGACAATGGCCGATACAGTAAATTTTCTTCAAAATGGATATAGCGGCGAGGTTCTTGAGGACCTGCTGACCTATACCGTGCAGGGTAATGATACGGTTCGTGAAGGACTGATCCATATCAAGACGGGCATCCAGCACCGTTATACACTCCCTGCCATCAAGCTGGGCAATATCATTCAGGACAATGTGCCGACCCCACAGCCCATTCACGGTTCCAAAGGGGATGACGGCTCGAACGAGTACCAGTTCACCGAACGGTATCTTGAGCCCTCCGATTTTATGGTTTACCTTGAATTCAATCCCAGGGACTATGAAAAGTACTGGCGCTTCGCACAACCGGAGGGCAGTCTTGTATTCCGGGAACTTGACCCGAAAATCCAAGCCACGATGCTTCGCTTGCTCATGGACAAAAAAAACGAATACATCGGTAATGCCATATGGACCTCCGCACGTGGCGGAGATACGGTGGCAAAAATCACTGCACCGGAAGGCTGTACGAAAATTGGTGCCAACAAGGAGAAGTATTTTGATGGTGTTGTCAAGCGCATCCTCGACAATGTAAGCTCTACGGACACGCAGGTAGTTGCCGGCGGACAGTGTATCGTTTCGGGAACGACCGAGCTGACGGACGGTGCGGCGGTGGAAGCGGCTCTTTATGCGATGTGGAAAAAATGTCCCAAACAAATCCGCAAGAAGACATCCTTGGCCTTTGTGGTGGGATGGGATGCTTGGGACGCGTATGACCAGTATATCTCGGACAAACAGGTCAAATACTCCGAAAATACCGAGGTCAACCGCTATCGCTTTAAAGGCAAGAGGATTATCCCGATCGTGGGAATTCCCGAACATACGATGGTGCTCGGCGAGTTTTCCACCGGGATGGACTCCAATCTTTGGATGGGGGTGGATTATGCCAACGATACGGATATTCTGAAAATTGACCGGTTGCAGGCCAACTCCGAACTGTTCTTTTTCCAGATGCGCATGAAAATGGACGTGAACATTGTCCGTCCCGCGGAGATCGTGGTGCATACCGCCTACAAAAAGAGCGAATAACACACCTTTCTTCATTTTTCAATATCCACCCGGGGAGCGGAGGTCAGAGCCCCGTTCCCCATTTTTATTCCACTGTTATGGCAAAAAAAATAAATACGGAGGAGGAACCTCAAAAAGAAGGCAACAAGGTTGCCGCACCGGAACTTCCAGCGGAAGCAATACCGGAAACGTCCGAGAAAATATCCGCTACGGTTGAAGACAAACGGCCCGTCCCGGCTGAGAATACAGGGAATACGGAGGACGAGGCGGCAGACCCGTATATACTGGCCCTTTTGGAAAAATTCCCTGCATATCCGTCCCTGTATATCGACAGGCATGGTGGAACCTACACTCCGGACACGGCGGCAACTGTCAGAGGCGGGGCTGTACTTTACAAAAACCCTTTTTATAACGAACTTAAAACAAAACCATAATGGCACTCGGCAATGTCTTTATCAAGGATGTGGACGGCAATATCCCTTACGAGACCGGCTCTTCCAACGAGAAGGTGACGGGATTATTGTTTGATATTTCCCTCCAACCCACACTCTTTACGGAAGGGTATGGCAAAACCAATGAAACGAAGCTTAAACCGGGTGATGTATGCTACATCACCTCATTCAAGTCCGCCGTTAAGGATTTCGGTATTGTTGAGCGTGTGGAGGCTACCGACGAGGAGGAGATGAACGTCAATTTTCTGCATGGTATTCCTGCCTACCATATCCGTGAGTTTTTCCGGATGTCAGGCAATCTGAACGGTTCAGGAAAACTCTATGTGATGTTTGCTGACTGTTCTGCAAACTGGGACGCACTCGAAATCATGCAGCGTGCCGCCGGAGGCATGATCAACCAGATGGGAATTTGGACGGAACAGCCGCTGTGGAAAGCGAACGGGACTTCCGGAGAGTACAATCTCAACCTGGTAAAGGGGCTTAATGATGTGGCTGTAGGGCTTGCCGGACAGAACCAGCCCCTGTCACTCATACTCTCCGCCAATCCATCCAATACAGGGGCGGACACGACTGAGGGACGTCAGATTGACTTGAATAGAATACCGTCATGTATCTGTGAATCAAGTCGTATCAGCTGTATATTCGGCCAGGCGCATCACGAAAAGATCTCCACGATGCAGATGCGCAACAAGAATCACACACCGGTAGGATTCTTGGGTGCGGTCATGGGTGCCATTGCCAAGGCGAACGTCCATGAATCCATAGCATGGGTCAAACAGTTCAACCTCTTCACGGATGATTTTCAGGAGATAGAGCTGGGGTTCGGTGATATCAGCCTTGACGAGGCGGAGGAACATTTTATCAGCCTGAACCGGTATGAGTCGTTGTCCCCGTCACTGCTTGACGAACTTGATGACAAGGGCTATATTTTTCCCATCAAGTACGCCGGACGTGAGAACGGTATTTATATTTCAAAGGACCAGACCTGCTCAACGGGTGATTTCCGCACTATCGCAAGGAACCGTACTATCAACAAGAGCCGCCGCGCCGTGCGTGCCGCACTGTTGCCGTATGTGAATTCCCCGCTGATGGTCAATCCTTCAACCGGGTTTCTTGCCCCGTCGAAGATCACCGCATTCAAAACACTCATCGGGGATATATTGGCCAAGATGCAGGCGGCACAGGAGATTTCAGGATATGCTGTCACTATCGATCCGAACCAGAATGTACTGGTGGACGATACGCTCCGCATCTCCTATGTCCTTGTGCCTGTCGGGGTGGCTGTGGAGATTTATGTAGAGGAAGGACTTTCATTAACCGCAAACAAATCATAGAAAATGGCAATAATTAATAATGTGGCATATTCATGGTCTATGATAACCCTGTCATCGACCGCCCTGGGAATTGACGAGGGATCCACGACCCTTGAAGGTGTGTCCGCTATCAAATGGTCGAAAAAACGTAAGGTGGAAAGTAACTATGGCATGGGTGGAAAACCTGTCAGCCGCGGATTCGGAAACATTACCTATACGGCGAGTATCACAATGGACTATGCCACGCAACAATTGTTGCGTTCAGTCTATGGCTCGTTGCTCGAAATCGGTGAGTTCGACCTGATCATCAGCTTTGCCAACCCCATGGCCAGTGATGACTGGACGACCACAACGGTGACACTCAAAGGATGTATCTTTACGGAGGACTGTCTTGAGTCGCAGCAGGATGATACCAACATCACGCATGAGTTCGACTTGAATCCATTTGATATTCAGATAGGTAACGGCGATACAATCTGACTTGTCATGAATGTGACCTTTGAAGGAAAATCTTCCACCGGAAAAAATGAATGGCTTACACCTCCTTGTTTGCTTGACAGGTTGGGAGAATTCGATTTGGACCCGTGTTCACCGATAAACCGTCCATGGGATACGGCGAGGCATCACTACACCGTCGAGGATGACGGGTTACGGCAGCCATGGTTCGGGCGGGTGTTTTGTAATCCGCCCTATGACACGCCGCTGATTGTCCGCTTTATCCGTAAATGTGTGGAGCACCGGAATGCTATTGCGCTCACTTTTGCCCGCACGGACACCCGGCTGTTTCATGAACTGATATTCCCTTATGCGGACACAATACTTTTCATCAGGGGGCGGCTCAGGTTCTATCATGTCACCGGAGAGCAGGGAGGCACTGCCGGGGCGCCATCCTGCCTGATCTCCTTTAACAGGGAAAATACCGCCGCCCTGAAAATGTGCGGTATCGAAGGGAAATTGGTAGCTCCCCGATTTTTATGATCATTTCCTGATCGGGTATGCTGAAAATGGCCTGTCTGTCGGAAACGTAATTCCGGCGGACAGGCCGTCTGGTATATCAGGAGCGTTACAAGCCCGGGCTATATGGAAATATGCGCTTCCCTGTCAAAGGACAGGTGCTCATTGCCGGACACATATCCCAATTGGTTACAGATACATCGGGTATGGCCGATAACCTTGTTTATATTACGGTGGGAATGACCGTAAATCCAGTATTCAATCGGACTGTCTGCAATAAAGTCCCCCAGCTCGACAGTAAAGGCCCCGTTTAGCGGACTTCCTCTGAATTCCGCAGCCATCAACTCGAATGACGGCACATGGTGCGTGGCGACAATGATATGTCCGGCCGTACTCTGCATTACGCCCTGTTTTAAAAAACGAAGACAACGTGAATGCTCGTCGTTGAATCTTGTATAGTCCAACGGCTCACTGCCATAGCGTATCCTGCGGAAATCGGTGATGGCACTTTCCGTCACATAGGCATCCTGCAACGGAATATGGGACCAGAGTGTGGTAGCAATCAGGTCGGTATCTTCATCCAATGAAATAACGGAGTTGTAGTGGCAGGTGATGTTTTCCCTGATTTTAAGCGACCAGCCGTTATACAGTTTGTCAATGTCGAACATTTTATAAAACTCGTGGTTGCCG